ATGACGAACAACACCAGCCGCCGCGAACTCGAAAAAGCCCTAGAACAGCTCGAACTCGCCATCGATCTCAAGAGCGACGAGGCTGCTGACGCTTACGCAGCCGGGAAAAAAGTAGAATGGCGAAGCCTTGTCAAGGCATTCCTGGCGCTTTGCGACGAACGCGACGAAATCGCTGCCCGCCTTGAAGACCGCGCCTAATCCCCAACAGATACGCCATAGCCCCCGTTTGAACATCCAGACGGGGGGTCATTTGTTCAGGGTTACTCTGGCGTCGTGAATCGCGGATACGTCTTGAAGTATGCGTCCACCTCCTTCAACCAAGCCTGCGCCTTCAAGGAGTAGCTTTTCGCACGCGGAGACTGCGGCTCGTTCCACTCGGCAGGCGTCGGCAGAGGCTCGTCGCTCACGATCTTTGTAGGCACGCTGCACCCGGTCAAGGTCGTCAGAGAGGCGCACAGCATCGCGCCGAGAAGCATCAAGCGCGTTTTGCGCAGCAACAAGTTTTTCATAAGCCTTTCTCCCATCGTTTGCGCGAACAATCGCGGCCTGAAGTTTGACATTGGCGATCTCCTCGCCGTACTCGTGCGACGCGTACATGTACCCGCCGACAGCGCCCGCAGCAAACAGCCCGAGCGGCACAAAAAGCTTCCAGTTCATCGAAGCCTCCATGCAAAAAGAGACCCGCGAAGGGGTCTCGTGTAATTCAATATCCTCGGCGTCGATAGCTCGTCCAGTCGAAGAGCACAGAACGGCCTCCTTCGCGAAGCCGGTCCATCGCCGCCTCGCCCAAGTAGTCCATCAAGGCTTCACCAGAGAGATTGCTGATGACGATCGTCGCCTTCAGCGCCTCGTAGCGTGAGTTGATCACCTCGAAAAGCATCAGCTTCTCGGCATCGGTCCCGAACTGCCTGCCGACTTCATCTATGACAAGAAGGTCAGGCGTAGCAAAGGACTCGTACACCTCGCGCTCGTTTCGATCCGACTGGCGTCCGTAGGTCTCTTTGATTCGCTGAGCGATCCGAGACGCTCGCGTATAGAGCGCAGAGCCGCCGTGCTCGATCAACGCCTGCGCGATTCCTATGGCAAGGTGCGTCTTACCCGTTCCAGACGTGCCGTAGAAAAGCAGGTTTGCACCACTGTCGTCGTTCTCGCAGATTGTCTGCAAGTACTCCCTTGAAGCCTCAAGCGCGGCACGTTGGCCACCGTTCGACACGACATAGCCTTCAAGCGTGCGGCCTCTGTATCGAGCCGGTATGGCCGCGTCACCGATGATGCGACAAGCCTTCACCGCCTCGCTGCGCTTTGTAGCCTCTTTCGCCAGTCTGGCGTTCTCACGGTCGCGGGCTTCAAGCGCACACTGCGCACAGCCCATCCAGATGATCCGGTCGCGGATCATTACTCCCGTGTCCGTAAATGCACCATGTGTGGTGCAGATTGCGGGCTTCGTGCGCCCGTTGCGAATGTGCGAAAGATCGACTTCCCTCAAAGCCATTCATTCTCATTCCTTCCCTCAAAAGTCAAACGGGTCCCGGCGGTAGTGCCCGGGCGTTGCATCTGTCATATATCCCGTTTTCGATTTCTTGTTTTTATCTGGTATAGGTCGCCCATTACCGGCTGCACCTTTCGCCTTTGTCGGCTTTTCGGACTGCCGCTCCTGGGTCGCGCGCTCGCCTTTTTCGGTCAGAGTGAACCACCTGGTCCGGTCATATGCCGATCGGTTGAAGTTCCCTGTTTCCACGTATCCACAGGTTATCAACTTATCCAGAGCGCCCCTCACCTGCTTCTCGCTCAGATAGTCGAAGAGCTCGGCAAAGTGACGCGTGCTGCCATAGGTCCAGTGCTTGCCATCGTGCTTGTGACGACCTGCTTTCCTGTTCGCTCGGACCCAGAACGCGATGTTCTCCAAAACGACGGCTGCGTTGACGCCGACCTCGACGGCAACCGACACGCTGAAATGGTGCTTTACGCCCGACATGTTTGGGCTTATTGCTTTTTCTTCGGGGGATGTCATACTAGAGATAGCGAATTCCTCCCCTCATTTCATTCGATAGCCTCGCCGAACTGTCACGGCGGGGCCTTTTTCATTCCTCCGCCCCGAAAACGTCCGGAAAGAGCTCGCAAGCCGGAACGCCGAGCACTTCCTCATACGCTCGCAACGTCTTGAAGTGCGCCGGTGTCGCGGCACCGCTCTCATGTTTTGAGACTGTTTGCTGTCCGCATCCGACAAGCGCGGCCAGCTCCGCCTGCGTGAACCCCGCTTCCCTGCGTGCCCTCTTCAACGCAGCTCTCTCAAACGGCTTCATCGCCAACGTATTCCTTGAACTTCTTTGGGAAGATACAATAAGACCACTGATTGCTCCCCGGCATCTTTGCAGCCGTTCCAAACGGAAGCAATCCCTTTTGCAGACAGATTCGTATGTACTGGGGCGACTTATTGAGCGCCTTAGCGACATCGTTCACCGTTAGGTTTCTCAATGGAAAACATCTCCTTTTTCATCTTTTTTAGACAGTTGCGGTTAAAAAAAATCGCGCACGATCGCACGGTGCCTCTCACTGCCTTTCAAAAAAATAGTACGAAATCAGACAATTGAGTTCAATAGTGAATTTTTGGAAGTTAATCGTTCCTCTTGCTTTGATAAATTAAATGATCTAAATTAGATATAAATATCCAAATTGGATATTTATACAACAAAGGGAGAGGGTTTAATGGAGTATTTATCCGACAAAGAAATAGGCTACATCATCAAACGCGCGAGGATGCTTCGAAATCTGACGCAGGCAGAACTCGGTGAGCGACTTGGCGTGCAGGCCGCTGCGGTCCAAAAATGGGAAAGCGGAAAGGTCACGAACATCAAGCGAAACATCCTCAGGGATATGGCCGTCGAACTGAGAGTGAATCCTGCGTTGCTGATAGGCCTGCCAGTTCAGACGGATTTCCTCAAGCAGCTATCGAAAACCGAGCGCATTGGAATGGAGAATTTCTTGAGGGAGTATCAAGAGAAAGGGCGTGGAGGCGATGCGTAACGCGAACGGCATGGGCGGCATCACAAAGCTTTCCGGGAACCGTCGCCGCCCCTTCTGGGTACGCATCACGACCGGATGGGAGATCAACGAAGAGACGGGAAAGGCAAAGCAGCTCACGTCCACACTTGGTTATTACGCAAGCCGAAAAGAAGCGATGATCGCTTTGGCCGAGTATCACCAGAACCCGATCGACCTCACAAGAAAGACGCTCACCTTTGCTGAGGTCTGGGACATCTGGACGCCGCCGCACTTCAAGAAGTACCCGAGCAGCGCTGCAGGGCTAAGGTCAGCTTACAAGCGCTGCGCACCGCTCTACGACATGCAGATGGCCGACATCAAGAAAGTCCACATGCAGGACATCCTCGATGGCATGAATCACATGTCGGAGGAGAGCCAGGGCAAGGTGAAATCGATCTTCAAGAACGCGTTCAAGTACTGCATAGAGAACGACGTCGTCACGAAAGACTACTCACAGTTCCTGGTGATCACACCGCCCAAAAAGAAAAAAGCCGCGAAGGAAAAGTTCTTCACGGCAGAGGAGCTCGGCATTGTATTTGGCTCGCAAGACTTCGCGGTGCAATTCCCGACCGGCAAAAAGTCCTACGCCGAGCTGCGGCTTGCGGACACGGTGCTCATCATGCTTTACACCGGCATGCGGATAGGAGAGCTCCTCGGGGTCAAGACTGAAGACGTGGACCTTGCGCAGCGCATCATCCACGTGCGCGGGACAAAGACCGAAAACGCAGACCGGATCGTGCCGATCCACCGAGAGCTTGCACCAATCCTGTCAAAGCGCCTCGATGGCGAGCACCTGATCGAAAACGCGAACGGCAAGCCTATTAAGTACGACCAGTACAAGAAGCACTTTTTCGACCCGTATATGGAGAGCCTGGGCGTCTCGCACACGCCTCATGCGCTCCGACATACGTTCGTCTCTCTGATGGATTCTTGCGGCGTATCGTCGAACTCAGTGGTCCTGAAAAGGATCGTCGGCCACTCGAATTCGAACGTCACAGAGCACTACACGCACAAGGACATCAACGACCTGATTGAAGCAATCGACAAATTGCAAGTGAACATAGTGTGACAATTCAGTGAACTGGGAAAGTCAAGCCGAAAGGCTTTTTTCTAGGCGTGTCGTGTAACTTACGTGTCACTTACGCACTTTAAAACAGGGCGTTTCCCCGTAATTCTCTGAAAGTTAAAAAGCCCCAGAAACCGCGCCGCAAGTAGGTTTCAGGGGCTTTTCTCGTGTCTTGTAGGACGCTACAGAATTTACTACAACAGTAACTTGATTGGGCGGACAAAGCCCGGTGTGACGGCGTTTCCGAGACTTCGTGATACTTACGCGTCACTTTCTGTCTGAGCTTGTACATGCCTAATCAGTATATCGTAAACCCTAATAGCGAACAAGAATTTTTGATATCCCGTTCAAGAAAAAGTTTTTTCGATACCTTCGGCGATCACTCTCGCGAGCTTGTCTTGGTAGCTGAAGCGGAACAGTTTCTCGGCTGTCTCGTCATGCGAGATGAACCCGACCTCCACGAGTGCGGCCGGTGCGTTCGTGTGCTTCAGCACGTAGTACTTCGCCTCCTTGACACCTCGGTCTTTTTCTTCAGGAAAGCTTGAAGCCAGACCGTTCTGGATGTTTTCGGCAAGGCGTTTCGTCACGCCTCCAACACCCGGATATTTGAACGTCTCGATTCCGCTTGCGTCCTTGTTCTCGGCGCTATTGCAGTGGATCGAAATGAACGCGTCCGACTTGGCAGCGTTCGAAATGTCGCATCGCTGTTGAAGCAGAAGCGCCTGATCCTTCGTTCGAGTGAGCACGACGCGATGCCCTTTCGCCTTTAGTTTGTCCGCAATTTTGTTTGCGATACCCAAGGCCGCTTCAGCCTCTTTGTAGCGACCATTCACAGCCCCCGGATCAGTACCTCCGTGCCCCGGGTCCAGCACGATAGTCAGTTTCTTACTCATTTCTTGACAACCTCCCTACTCTTAATTTCCTTAATCGCTCGATGCAGAAAGCCTGGGATCATGCCGCCAAAGCCAAGGCGGTCAAGATTCTCAAGCGTGCTGCCGAGTTCATTAACGGCGTAAGCCGCAATAGCCGCGTTGCGCAGCATGTCTGTGCCTGCGATTACGTCAAGCCCATGCGAAAGCATCACGACGACGAAAATGAAAACCTTTTTGAAAAGCCCTCGAAAGCCGACACGGCTGTTCCACTCGCCGGTCTTTCCTGCAGCGATGGTCCCCGTCACGTAGTCCACGGCGACGAACATCAACAGCCACTGCAACTGCAGGTCAATACCTCCTAGCGCCCAAGCCAGTGCGCTTCCGACAGCCCCTGAAGCGAGCATCAAATACGCCTCCCCTTTAGCAGGTACGAGCAACGACATGTAGTCGATGAACGTCTGCACAAACCCTCTCTCCATAAATCACCTCCTTGTTTGTTCTCCCCTTCACCATATTCAACGACCGTCAAAATCCCTAGCCCTGACACGCCTGCCATCACTACAGGCGTAAAAAAAGGGGACGGTTTCCCGTCCCCCTGTTATGGAGCTTTAAGCCTTATCTTTTAAGTCGCTCAACCTCTTCCGAAAGTCGCTGAACCGCGAGGATCAACGGACAAACGAGCGAAGCATAGTCCACCGCCAGATAGCCCTCAGACGACTTGCTGACAAAGAGCTTCGCAATCTGCGGGTCCGCATTCTGGACCTGCTGCGCGATGAGCCCCATGTGCTTCTGACCGTCTTCCTCGCCGAGGTAGGAATAGGTGACAACTGGGAGCTTGCGAATGAACGCAATCGCTCGATCGGCATCGACCTTCGCAATTCCTTCCTTGAGTCGAACGTCCGACGAAACGCTGATGGCCGTCTTCGAGTAGATTTTCGAACCGGCAATCATCGTCTCAAGGCTGTTCGTCGCGAGCGTCATCATGGACGACGTTTTGAAGAGCGCCTGAGTCCCGTTGAGGCGAATAACGTCAGAAGCTACAGAACCACCGAAATCCTGGCCGTCCTGACCATCTCGGCCATTCGTTCCATCGCGACCATCGGCACCCGGATAGCCCTGCGGACCGCGTTCGCCATCTCGACCAGGAAGTCCATCCTTACCAGGAGCGCCGTCCTTACCGGGCGCACCTTCAGCGCCGGGAAGACCATCCTTGCCCGGGAGGCCCTGCTCACCGCGAGCACCGTCGATGCCGTCCTTGCCATCAACGCCGTCCTTGCCAGGCAGGCCAGGTTCACCCACAAGGCTCTCGAGCCATTCAACCTCGCTACCAATGAAGCCGTTGGCGACAGCCACCTCGTAAGCGCTCAAACCATCAGCGCCGTCAGCGCCCGGGGTTCCACCAGAGCCGCCTTCGCCCTTGAGGGCAAAGCGAGCGTCCGCTTCGGTCTTGCTGTAGATCGTGAGGCTGTTTGCCTTTTCGTCAAGCACGTCCGAAAGCCAACGGTCTTCGTCGCGATAGTTCACAACGTCGGTGGAGTGATCTGCGAGCACGCGGATCGGAGCCGGCTTGAAAGTCGAATCCGAACGGTCGTACCAGAAGCCGATGAGAGATTCGTCGAGCGTTTCGATTCGAATCAAACGCGCATCGATCACCTCGGTCGGATACTCCTGCACGCCGATACAGAGGTCCTTTTCGTTGAGCTGAGCGTAGAAGAAGTAGATCACTTCAACCCAGCCGTTGCCCGTCCACTTCTTACCGATGACGGTCTTGTCGTCAGTCGTTCCGATGTAGATGTAGTTAGGAATGGTCACCTCTGTCGGGAAACCGTACGTGCCAGTGCAAATGCTCTGGTCGTTAATGAAGCCGTAATAAAACAATGGCTTTCCTTATAAAAAAGGCCGAGGGACAGTCCCCCGGCCATGAGCACACAGTAGCATGCCCTTAGTCACATCGCGCCGATTCTCACAGCTCGTTGCATCTATCCTCAGAAGAGGACGCTGTATAGCCACGAAGCGAGAACCCCGGCAATGAAGCCGACAGGTCCCCAGAAGAGGCGCGTCTTGCGTCGCGTCTCAGCATCGAGCAGCGCCTTCTGAGCCTGCACCTTGGCGACGATCTCGTCCGTCACTTCCTCGACCTTGACGCCGAGCTTGTCGAGCAGCTCCTTCACTTCTCGCTTTGTCATTTCAGTCACCTTTTCCTTTAGCGCATCTTTCAGCGCCTTGACAATAAAATTCCACATATAAAAAAACCGCCAGAAGGCGGTGTGATAAAGTTACGGATATGAATCCCGCTCATGGTTTCGACGGCCGTGAGCTGTTTTGTAGCCAAATCAAAAGTGTTTCAAGATGTTACCCCCCCCCTACGCCGAATTTCATCGTTAACAGTTTCCTTCACTTGGACTTGGCTGAATTTTTCCTACGTCGAAAATTCAGCCCTATAAAACGAGATTACATCCCATCAAGGCAAATCCCAAAAACCATTCATTTTGCTTGGTTTGGTGGAGGTCGAATCCCTGAGCATCGACAAAAAAACATCGATACGTGGCGTCGTCTCTTACCAGATTATGAAATCGTTAGGTGGGATGAAAACAATTTTCCTATTGAATCTTACCCCTATGCCGTAGACGCATATAACAAGGGCATCTACGCTTTCGTTTCCGATGTTGCAAGACTGCATGCCGTTTACAAGTACGGCGGCCTTTACATGGACACGAATAACGAGGTCATTAGGCCGGATGCTTTTGATGACCTTTTATCCTTGGATTGCTTTGCAAGCTACGAAGCGCCATGCCAAATTTCCATAAGCACATTTGGAGCAAAACCAAATCACCCATATATCGGGACGCTTCTTGATTTCTACAAATTCATTCGCTTGAGGTCAGCATATCGACTTACGGCCAACGTGCGCTTCATATCCAAATTAACAAGAATCATTTATGGATCACGGCTGAACGGAAAGCGATTAACGCTATCGGATGGCACAGTGATCCTGCCTCGAGATTTGTTTGTGCCCCAAACCATCACAGAGAACACTCGGGTCATACATCATTACAGAGGCTCCTGGAAATAAGCCATTAGTACTCGCGGCCATGTTGGCGTGCTCACGATCTCAGCTCATAAGGCTTCGTCCACAGTTCGCCCATAGCGAGCATTGCTTTTGCGAGCGCCTGCTTTGCCTGCTCGACCGTGATCGTAGCGACGGTGTTGTCAGCAAGCACCCACTGCGTCGACTCCATGCCCGTGATCTCTGCGACCTGGATCGCTCGCGTGAGGCGTTGCTGAGATTCCTCATCTCCGTCGAAGATCATGCCGTCGACCTCGACTTTGATTGCCGCCACAGCCGCCGCGCGTTCGATCTTTGCCTGTTCAAGTTCCTGCGCGGCGATTTCTTCGGGCGTCGGCTCCGGCGACTTTACGATCTGAAAACGACGCACGCCTTCGAGCGGTTCAATTTCTTTGATCCATCGGTCGCCGTGCCTATTGCACCAAACGGCGCACTCGGGCGGATATTCGCCATCAAAGATTTGTCCAATTTCAAAGCCCATGTTCATTGCTCCTTCTATTAATTTCCGCATGCGTACCAATCCCAGCCATCAGCGCCACCTGAATACGTCGTAATACCAGTACTGGAAGTCGTTCTACTTCCCCTTTTTTCATACGCAGCCAGATAATCGGGATGTGACGTGTAATCGTTTGAAGCGTTTACCACAAAGGAATAATTTTTATTCGAGAACGATTTACTAAAAGTACAACTACTACCAGTCCCGTGCCCCCCTTGCTCAATCCACCCATTAGACCAAACTCGATGCCAAGCTGTCCCACTTCGCCAAGCTTCCGTGATGTAGGCTTGCGGACGGTTGTTCAAATCGTTAAAGCTCCCCGACTTCGCGACAGGTGCCAGCACTAACGGCACCAAAGCCACATCATCAGCCTCAACGCTACCACTATTGGCCACGTAGCTTTCCTCTGACGGGAATAGGTGAATTTTCTTCACGCTCATTTTATTTCACCTCGCAAAATGTTTAAATGGTCTTCGTAACGGTCATAGTCGTCCGCCGTTGCCTCTACCTCTTTTTGATAGGTGTAAGGCTCAAATCCTCGGAGGTAGATTTCGGAGACCTGCACGTTTCTAAAGCCCCCACTGTAGACGCCTTCTATAGCTCTGATCTTCCAATATTTGTGCAAACCAACATCGGGAACATCGTTTTGCCCTTTTGTAACGGCTTTAATGTCAGTCCACGTGCTCCCGTTGTCGGAATATTGGAGGATGCCTTTGTTTAAGCTGTAGTAAGCCGGAACGATTTCTATCGACCTAACCCTAATTGCAACAGGGTTATACATTGTAATAGTCAGATAGTCTATACCTGCGCCGCTTCCGCAACGGTTGAAATATGATGTGCTTTGGTTTTTATCAAACGCCACATTTATGCCGTTATTGCCTCTGTCTCCAGTAGCAGCACAGGCGAACGTACTGCCCCCGATCGTTCCCAATTCTGAAATCGCGGGGTTTTCCCACTCGCGTTCGCCGCTAACGGTAATCGTCTTAAAATATTTTCGAGTAAAGCCGTTCGCGAAAACGCAGTCGCCTAGCGTCTTATCTTTCACGATATACACCGTTACCACCTCACTAATTCAATACCAGCCTGAATGGAAACATTCCCGCTTCCGTCCGGCCGATTCCCGTTGACCGTCTTCACCCCAACATCAACCAGAACATTACCGTCCGCGCCGGCGACGTTCCCATTCACGCTTCGAACATGAGTACGAACGGTCCATTCAACCATGCCGTCCGCAATGACATGACCATGCGTGACATTTCGCGTATCAAGCAGCTCCGCGCTCGTCTTCCCCGCCTTCGTGCATTCGAGGAAGCGCTCGTACTGGAAGGCGCAGTCCACCTTGTCGCCGACTTGGTACGCCGTTGACTTGCGTCTGAACTCGTTGATTTCGTAGATCAGCTGAGTGCAGACCGCCGTCTGGGGAGCTTCGTTCAAAACGTCCTCTTCGGCAGCAAGGCGCACAAGACCAAATTTACTCGTCGTAGCGTTCGGAACATTGACGTTCCCCGCATCGTCCGGAGCAATGCTATTGACCGTCTTCACAGCTCCTGATTCCGACCATGCTCCGAAGGCCGCCCCATTGAGGCAGTTGCGCCAGAAAGCTCGAACCGTGTTGTTCGTCTGATTCGGGATGTAGCAGACCTGCACGATGTTCCCGCTGACAGGAGCACCCGTGTCGTAGGCTTGCACAATGCAGAAAGTGCAAGGGATCGGCGTGTTTTTCAGCGTCCCACTGCAGGCCCATGTTTTGTCCTCAAGCAGCGTGTTCAAGTCCGCGTTGGCGATCTGGATCGTGTGATCTCGCTTATTCGCCAACCCCTTTGTCAGTTCATCTTTTGTCGCCAGATGACTCATGTCAACATCGATATGAATGTCGCCATTGCTGTCGGGCTTGATACTGTTCACGGTCCGAACGGCGTCTTCGACATTTTCTACACGAGTAATCGGCATCTGGATGACGGTGTTGCCTGCTTCATCCGTCGTCGTAAAGACGATGTCTTGTTCTTTCAGAGCCATTATTCAGCCCCCTCCTTTGTTTTTGATAAGCCGTAGTCCGGCTTTGACGGTGCTCGGTCTCGGATCTCGCTGCATGTCTTGAGCCTTGCGAAGGCCGAGGCCTCCTCCTTGGTGACGACCTCGGCTTTCTTCGCATACTCATCGCTAAGGCTCTTCTCAAGCTTCGCTTTGAAATGGGCGAGCCCGATTAAGTCGAGAAAACTGTTAGCCATGAGCACACCCCCTTACGCGAAGAGGGCGTCGATCTCTTCGTTCGTAATGCCAGTCATCGTGATCATCGGAGCCATCGCGTCCCAACTTTCGCCGTTCCAGACGACATTCATCCCTGCGTCGATTTGATGCGCAGGGTCGGCGGTCTCAACGTTGTACATATCGCCTGCCTTCACACCCTCGGTCGGCAGAGCTGCATAGTTTTCAACGGAGCCCCTGTAGTTCACGGCGCTCGCAATGTCCGTTTTTAGAGCGTACGGCGTGAGATCGATATTGACGCCCTTCGAACTGACCGGCAGAGCACCGCCGTTGACGCTCACTTTTTCGAGTACGTTGACCTGAGCTCCCACAGCGACTCCTTGCAATTTTGTGAAGTCGGCAGCAGACATCAGCCCCGCAGCATCAGCCGTGGCCGGGCCATACGTCGTGTCCTGCGCCGGAATACCGAGTGCCGTGATGTCGCCCTTGACAACCTTCGTACCGAGGGTAACGTGTCCATTGCCGTCGGTCGTGATTTTGTAGAGCCCAGACGCAAGAGAACCTGCCGTCACGGTCGGATGGACATAAACGGGCGTCTCCACGTCATTGATCTGGATGTTCCCGTTCGTTTCAGAGTTTTCGACCTTCGTCGCCTGAGCCGCGATACCTTGCAACTTGGCGAAGTCTTCTTTGCTCATCAGACCGTCTTTCTGAGCCGTTGCAAGCTCATAGATCGTCTGCGGCATCGTCACCGTAGCGATCGTTGCGCCTGAAACGCTCTTCAAGGTGATGGTACGTCCCTCGATTGTCATCGATCCGGCAACAACCGTCTTCAATTTGCTGTCGTAATGAGTCAAGCCTTGCTTGTCTAAAAAAGCATTCAAAGCACTCATTTTTCTCACTCCCTTTACAATTAAAAAAGATTGTCAATGAAAGAGTTGTCGATGCTTTCGACGAAAGAGGTGCCATCCTGGCCGTCCTCTCCGTCCTTCCCGGGCGCACCGTCCTTCCCGGGCGGCCCCTGAATACCCGGAACCTCAACAGTCACAACTTGTGGAACGATGTCCTGACAATTCGCATCGACTTGAATTTCTTCTTCTGACGTGATTTGCGCAGTGATTGCGAGCTCACGCCTTGTGCGCGCATTTAACACGTGTCACCTCCGGTGAGACCTTGATTTTTCCTTCAACAACACGCGTAATTTCGCCGTCCGGAGACTGAAGCTCCAAGTCGTAAAGCACCGTGTCGCCCGGGTACCTTTCGGTGTTTTCATGATTGAATTTCGCTGTGACCTTTCCCGCCGACTCATCGAGCAGAAGACGACCATTACACGTCGTCAGCGTGTCAATTGCTTCCTCGCTGAATGCGTACCTGCGCAACTGCATGGCGGCTGAATATCCAGTCAGGTCAAGCGGACCGTTCTTGTCGCTCAGAACGAAAGAAACCGTCTTATCTGAGCCTTGGTCAAGCGTGAAATTTTTGACCGCTGCCATGTTTCCACCTCCCTCAACTCAGGCCGTAATCGGGCTTTTCAGGAGCGCGGTCCCTTTGATCGCCAACGTCCTTCGAGAGATTGACCGAGATCGTTCCGTCAGCCTCAACATCGACGTTCTTGCCGATCTTGATGTGGCCCAACTTGTCAGCAGTTGCAGCCGTCAGTTCGTGGACGATGCCAGTTGCAGCAGCGCCCGTCTGATCGACGGCTTCGGGAGCTCCGCCTGCACCAGGTCGGATCAACTTCCCCGCATCCTGGGCGGCCATCAGAGCCTTGTAGCTTTCGTCTGTCACGGCAACCTTGTCGGCAGGCATAATGTCCACCGATACAATCTCCGTGCAGTAAAAAGCGCGTTGAGACGCGCTGTAGTAGTAAGCCATCCTGTCCTCTCCTTTCAGAATCCGAGCGCCATCCAGAGCGCCGAGACCTTTCCATTCGCGTTGTGTTTGAAGGTCGCGTTCCCCTTCGTAAACCCTGTGGCGACAAAGTCCGCAGCAACGTCACCAGTAGGCGCAGCATTCGCGAAAACAGCGCTTGTCGGAAAAGCAACAGGGAAGGCAACGACGGTCGAACCATCGGCGGCAATTGAAGCCTTACCCCACTGCACAATCAAACCGTTCGGCAACTTCTGGAATCCACTGTCGCTGTGATCCTTCAAAAAAGCAGACAGCAAGCCAAACGGCGTCACAGCCTTTGTGTTGTCCTTGCCAGCAAGCACTTCCGCAGGCACCGCAATGCGGATCAAACCGGTGCGGCTTTCCGTAGACGTTCGAGCACTCAGGCTCTTCGGCGTGACAGCACGCGTCCCATCTGTTCCTGCAATCGTTTCTTCGTTCGTTGCAAGTTCAACGACACCCAGAGTCGTGGTCGTCGCCGGTGGATTCAGGAAGTTCGTATCGCCGAACGCGACCGAATCCGCCGAGAAGTCCGTCACCGCAAGGTCAATCGCAAGAAGCGCTTGAGACTGCGAAGCCTTCTGGATGATCGGAACGGTCTGCGAACAAACCGCGAAGAGCGTGCCGCTTGCCGTGTAGAGACCGACCTCATAGACCGTGTAGGCGTCAGCTGAATCGTCGCGAGCCTGAAGATGGATGACGTTGTCGCCGACCGCACCGCCTGCGATTGTCGTGAGGCGCTTGAACTCTTCCTTCAAAGCCGTCATGCCACCGGTCGGCGTGTACTGTCCCGTGCCGTAGCCCACCTCAGTGATGACGACGGGCGCTGTCCCCGACTGCTCCGCATTGACAACCTCGGCGAGCCCCGCGTCAGTGATCAGAATCGAATTGGTGGTCGCCATTACTTAGCACCTCCTTGCTTCGCCAGTGCGGCCGCCACAGCCGCATCAACGACCGCTTTGAGCGTCGCAGGCGTGATGAATTTCGTGTTTGACGTGCCCACTTGCGTTTCTTCGACGGTCGCGATTCGATTGTCGAGAACAGCCTTCGTTGTGAGCGGCGTCATGGCTTTCGTTGAGACAAGCCCTGTCGTTGCCTCAACCTCGGAAGCGATCTGAATTAACCCAGGCGCTGCTTCGCTCGTTTCGGGCGTAGCCGCATCCACAACGGCCTTCACACCCGCAGGCGTCACAGCCCGCTCTTTATCCGTACCAGCCTTCGCTTCGTCCTCTGTCGACAGTTCGACCAGACCGTTTCGTCCGGTCGTAGCCTTCAAGGCTCGAAGTCCGAGAGGCGTCACGTAGAGCGTTCCCGACTTTCCTTCGACGGTTTCCGCCTCGGAAGCCGCAGCGCCTTTCAGGCTTGCTGGGGTCAGAGCCACACCGTCCTTGCCTTCCTTCGCTTCGGCTTCCGTTGCTGTGCGGATGAGACCCGCACGTTCTGAGGTGGAAGTCAAGGTCTTCAGGCTTGCAGGCGTCACGGCGCGTTGTCTGTCGGTTCCCGCCCTTGTCTCTTCATCCGTTGCAAGTTCGACGATCCCTGCGTTCTCAGACGTTGCGGCAGTGAAAGAGAAGGTCACGTCACCGAACGAAATGTTCTGTGCATTGACGCCTTCGAGCTTCACGTCGATAGCCAGAAGAAGAGACGTCTCCGTCTGCTTCGTCACGATCGCCGTGCTCTGCGAATAGACAGCGAATAGCGTCCCGTCAGAAAGAAAAAGGCCGAACTCGCACACCTCGTACGCGCCCGGCCCGTCGTCCTTGCATGCGACGTGAATCGCATTGTCTCCTGCTTGCCCACCCTCAAGAATCGGCAGGCGCTTGACTTGTGTTTGTAGCTGTGTCTGCTCTTTGTTGGCTGTATATTTGCCGGTCCCAACACCGATCTCAGAAATGGTGACTGCGTTGGTCCCGGTCTCTTGTGCGTTGATGACGGCTTGAATGCCGACCGTCGTCAAAACGATGTCCATGAGAATTCCTCCTTACTTTGCGAGCCCGACAAGCGAGCGCATGGCGATAGGTCGAGCCGCAACAAAAACACCCGCAACGGCGTCAACGTCAGCACTCTCCACCGCTTCGCTTCGAATGCGTGAATAGGCAACCGGGCGCAGATAGCCATCCACCCCCATGCCGCCCTGAAGCTGTCGCACAAGCACGAAGGTGTAGTGCGAGCGGACAGGCTTCGCGTCGTCGATGAGCGCGAAAAGGTCCTCCTGCATCTCCGAGTCGAGCGTGCCCTCGATGTTGCCGAGCGTCGCCTGAATCTCGAAAGTGTGAGGGGTGCCCTTCGGCTCCTGCTGCCACCACTCTTTGATGGTTGCTGCCGAACCGATCGACGCAACGGCATCCTTCACAGCCCGGAGCGTGCCCTTCTTTCGCTTCTCTCGCACGACGTTCTTGAGCACGCTGCGCTTCATCGAGACGGGCCACGAATCGCGCCAGACGCTCGCGTCCCATCCATAGGCAACGTGATCGAGCTGAGTGCTTGTGAGTTTGTCAATGCTGACGTAAATCGACGGAAGATCAACCGCCGACGTCATGTCAAGCAACTGTTTATCGAGCGCCTCCGCGCTGTGTCTTACGTTGTCGTCTTGAGCGATTGAGTCCGGAAGTAAGTCGCTCAGCCTTACATCCGAGAGCTCTTTACTCATCCTTGTAGCCCTCGTAAACGATCTTCACGCCAGTGCATTGCGCGACCTGGTCGCTTTCGAGCTTCTGGAAGTCAACTGGCTTCATCGTCGGGTTATCGATCCGCGAAGCTCCCGCCTGCATGACGTACTGAATGAGCCTTGCGGGGAGAATGTCGCGACCGATTTTCCCCTGCTGCCACACGCGATATTTTTCGACCGCCTTTTCGACATCAGCCTTGATCTGTTCAGCACGAGAACTGTCCTCTCGACTGATCCAGTAGTGAAGCTCGAGGTCGTAATTCACGGCCTTTGGTGCGAGCACCTTCACGAAGTCCGTCAACGGGCGGATCGTTTCATCGCTCAAGTACGCCGCGATTTGCTCCAACGTTTCCTGAGACGGCAATTCGCCGCCAGCAAGAAGCACATAGACATCGACCTCGCCAGGTGTCGGGGAAGTAACGGACACGTCAAGCACGGAGCTCGACACGCTCTTTGCGTGGTAGATGTACGCCTTCTCAGGCCCCGCAACCGAAAAGCTGTTCGGTGCGAGTCGAATGCGTTCTGCAAGGGACTCGTCGCTTTCAGCTTCCGATCCGCCAGTCGAAATGGTCGTGTTTTCAGCCTTTGCAACGAACGTCATCGGCTTGACGATGGTGTTGACCTGCCCGGCAAGGTAGTCGTTGCCGACCGTCCCTGCAACGGTGCAGGATGCCGTGACGCTCCCTTCGAGCTTACCTTTCTCAATATTGAGCTCATGGTCCGTCGCGAAAGTCACAACGCCGTTCGTCACCTCGGTTCCTGCGGGAATCGTGTAGACCGTCGCCAGAGCCTGCGAAAGCGTGAATTTGATCGTCGTGACGGCCTTGCTTTCGGCAAGACGCGTAACGCTCAAAAGCGTGCCTAGCGCATCGAGATATTCGCCCTGAGCCATCGATAAGAGGTTCTGCTGCGCCGCAAGATTCACAGCTGTGCGCTGTTGAATGATGACGGCAGCGAGGCTCAACAGGTAGAGGCGAACAGGGTCCCCTGCTGCAAGGGTACGACCACTTGCCTGCTCATAACCAGTAATGATCTCAGCCTTGATGGTCTCGGCGTCCGTCTCCAAAAATTCGACGTCTGGCAATCCCCATCTGGGTAGTACTTCTGCCATTTACTCATCTCCTCCAATCTGGACGACAACACGCGGCTTCAAAATACCGTCCATCGCGCTCGCCGTATCTTCGTCAAAGTCGACAGAAACGACCGTTGCCCTCGGCTCGTACTCTTCTATCGCATCGATCACTTCAGACCGCATCAACATCTTTGCGACTGGCAGGGGCTTATCTACGTGCGCCCACGTAAGGCCGAAGTCTCGGTCCAGAGGCACGGAGCCTTTGCGTGTGCTGAGGATCGTCCTCACGTTCTGCAGAATCTCACGCACCTCGTCGGGCGGCGCGAAGTCGACTTGACTGGACAGCGTTACTGTGTATTGCGCCATTTATGCCGCCTCCTTTAACGTGATGCTGACCTCTGCAGAGACGCAGATGCCCAGGTTGTTGTGATACTTGCGCTCTTCACCTATTGATTCGATGACGAACTTTCCGAGATAGTCAGGTCCGATGAGCAAACGCTCTGCCTGTTTCTTCTCGAGCATTTTCTTGAGCTGAATGAGCGCTGCCAAAGGCGGAGTCCCGAGCATCGAATTCAACTGAATGTTGAAGCTGACCTCTGTAAGCCCTGGGCCGATGTACTCAAGCACCGGCTTCTTTCCGATAATCTCGTGCGTCGCCCACCGAGTGCTACGCGAAACCGATAAGTCCTTGAACGTAAAGGTCACTGCGCTACTACATAAAAAAGGCAGCTTGCCGAAAAGACCAACTGCCGAAAATCCCAGGCCCATTATCTTCTCGCCTCCTTACAGCGGCGGACTCGTCGGAGAACCGTCGCCTTGTTCTTTATGAGTGTGGTTCATGAGGCTGATGCCGCCTGCGACAACATCGCTCGTCGCATCGATCTGACCTTCCAGATTCATGTTTCCGGATACCGTCACGGCCGCACCGCCGCCACCGCTAACAGCGAGGCCGCCCTTCCCGGTGATGAGTCCTGTCACATTCAAAACACCGGTTACATCGGTCTTCGGCGTGTCAAGCGTTACGCTCGACGACGCCTTGACCGTCGCAGTTGTGCAGTTGATCGTCACAGCGTTCGGCACCGTGATGGAGCCGTCCTGCCTATCGAAAACAATCTCTGTGCCTTCGATCGTCACAGTGAGCTTGTGCTCCTGACGGTCGTAGCAGACGCGCGTGTCGTCGCTAAAGACGACAGTTCGCCTGTCAAGCGACGCCTCTGGCGGTTTAATCTCCCCTGCATATAGCGAGCCGATGATGAAGCCGTCTTCCTGCCCCGGTCCCAAGAAGAGGCAGACAACGTCCTCACCCGGATGGACCATCTGATAATCCTGGTTCTCATAGGTATTACGTTGCAGAATCTGAAGGTCGTAAGACACTAGCGAGTCTTCGTCATCGAACACCACTCTGGCCGTGCATTTTTCAGGGTCAACGCTACTGACCTCCCCGATTTTGATCAGATCGGGAAGGGACTGTTGTTCAAACAGTGGCATGAGGCCACCTCCTTAATAGTTACTGTTCACGCGCCGGACAGAGATACTTGTCACATATCCGCTCGTTGAAACAGAGTGCGAGGCCGACTCAATGTAGAACCGACCATCAAAGCTGCCGAACCCTTTGAGCTCAACAACGACACCTGCCACAAGCGTTGTGTCCCCAACCAGCGAAAGACTTCCCGTTACGCTGCGAAGGTTGAGCTTCCGCAACGTGGCTTTCGCAATGCGTTTAGCTTCATTAAGGGATGACGCTCGCTTTTTGACTTGATACTCCTGCCCGTTCTCTTCAGCATCAGGGTCCGTGTACGTGTACGTCATTACAGCCGGGTTGACCTTCTTTTTCGGGTCAGCATTGATGTCGTAATCTCCGTCGGAAGCCACAGCGACCGCCTTTTTGTCAATGTCGCCGAAGTCTCCAGTGACATAGCTTCCTGAGCTTCCCTTTTTCTTCTCCTTCGGGTTGCGGTACGAAATCGTGCAGCTCTTGTACGTCTCAGACTGTTGCGACTCGAAGTCCCACGAAAGAATGTCCGAAACGCCCAGCGTTAGTGTTTTTACAGGCTTCTTCTTTTCATAGGAAGCCTGGTCAAAGATCACGATCTGCGAGTCCGTCACCTTGATCGAAAGCCCGGCGTCTTCACATAGTCGCGAGAGAAACTTCAGGTTGCTTTCGGCTTTCTGGTCTTGGCGGTCGTAGCTAGGGTCCTCCTTAGAATCAAAGAGGAGCTTGACTTTCGCGGCCGCCGCGATCTCCTGAGCAATGCCCTTGAGCGTCTTTTTCTCCCAGGCCTTCGTCACCATCTTGCGTCGGATCGGAGTGTTCATCGGGATCGACACAGCCCGCATCTCGAAGACACGAGGCGAGCCACTGGTTCGGAGCGAATCCACGAAGAACTTCCCGCAGAAAAGCTCGCGCCCCTTCTTCCCATCAACCGTCCCGGATGCGATGTAAGCTCGGACGACTTCACCGCCGTCCGGTTTCCATTTGCTTGCCCACTTTCCAGTCGGGTCCTTCAAAGTAATGCTTATTTCGTCCGCCTCATTCGTTTCCTTGTCGTCGTATGAAAAGGAAAGGAGATCAGGCAGGATGTCCTGCGTCACCGAAGTGCCGGCTTCGGTGAAGAGGAGCCTCAGATACGTCTGGATAGGTCCACTCATCGCGTTCCCTCCGGACGCTTCCAAGGCGGCAGGTTCTCTGCAAACTCCATCGAGTCAGTGTCAATGTCCGGCACATTGAGCACAACGCCTGCGCTGAAGAACACCGTCTTCCGGTGCTGTAGGTTCGCGCGAATCAACTTGTCCATCAACGCCTCGGAGCCATAGACTCGCTTGGCAATGATGTCCCAGGTATCCATCGCGCGGGTCTCATACGTTTTCACGTTCCCGCCTCCTTATGCAAAAGACAGACGCTGCTGATCCGACAGAAGACGGCGCAGGTCCTTTTCAAGCTGTCGTCGACCTTCATCAAGGCCGCGCTTCACGTCGGCGTAGGCATCACCAGAGCCGCCCGAAACGTTGATGACAGGAGCAAAGTTGACAGTGATACCGCCACCAATGCCGACCCCGGCACCGAGCATTGACGAGAGCTTCGAGAGCGGAATAACCGCCTCAGGCTCTCCGCCTTCGCCGATGTTTGCAAGCGTCGAACGCGTCGCAATCCCACCCTCTGCAAGCTGAGGGATTGTTGGAAGGTTGACGCCGAACTTCTGCCCTCCGAACTTAGGAACCCAGTCAGGGATGTCAACGGAAATTCCGTTAATCGCACCAATGGCTCCATTGACGAGAGCAATAACAGCGTTAATCGGTGCCTTCGCAATGCCGGCCAATGCGCCAAAAACGTTCGAGAAGATACCCTTCACGTTGTCCCACGCCGCCGACCACTGACCTGTGAAGACGTTCTTTACCAAACCAATGATGTTGTCAAAAATGCCTGCAACGTTTGCAAAGACATCAACAATGCCGCCAAGAAAAACTTTCGCGGCATTCACCATAATCGAGAAGGAGGTAGAGAAAACACTCCCCAAAAACTGAAGGCCGCTCCAGGCAGACTGAAACACACTCGAAATCCCATCAAACGCGTACTTCAGACCGGTCCAAAGCAACTGTCCTAGCGCGGCGATGTTTGGAAATTGTTCAGCAAAGATGGCCCATAGTTCGACCGCCTTCGCTTTGATCGAATCCCAGTTTTTGTAGATAGCGACGCCTGCAGCCACCAAAGCTGTCGCAGCAAGGATCGCCAGTCCGACAGGATTTAGGAACAATCCCTTCATCGCTGTACCAAACGCCCTGACACCAATTGTCAAAGCCTTCATCGGACCACCAGCCATCATGATTGCGGTTTTCATAAAGATGGCGGCCTTATGCACCTGCAAGAAACCCTTGTAAAGAGAAAGAACAGGACTCGCGATAAAAGTCAAACCCAACCTCAAAACGTGAAATCCTGCAGCGGCCCCGACAACAGCCCCTGCAACCTTCATCGCACTCAAAATGAGCTCTTGGTTCTGGTTAACCCACGTGATAACTGCCTTGCTGTTTGCAACAAAGCTTTCAGCAGACTTTCTAACAGCTGGCAAAAGCGCCGTCCCGATACCACCTGCCACCAGTTTGATGGCGTTCTGCATAATCTCAAGCGAGTTTGACGTCGTATCTGCTCTGGCCTGAAACTCCTTAAGCATCGACCCCGCATAGTTTGCAGGATCAGAAATGAGCTTAAAGTTGTCTCCTACAAAGTGCTGCTTATCAACAAGCGTCGCAACTGCCGCTTTAATACCCGCGTCATTTCCAAACAGCGCACCGATCATCGGAGACTGTTCCGCCTTCGGCAATTTCCCGAGTCGCGCCAAAACATCCTGAATGGCCTTTTGTGCGCTCTCCGGACTCTTCGTCATGGCCTTTGCCAGTTTTTCAGCATCGATATTGAGTTTGCTGAATGCTTCTCGTTGCCCCTTCGTAGCCCCAGAGCCAGATGTCAGCGTGTTGATGAAAGACTGCATCGAAGTTGCTGCCGTCTCTGAGGACACCGAAGCCGAACGAAACGCACCGGCAAGTGCAGCAATCTGCTTCCCTGACATTTTTGTAAGCCCCGCCAAGGCACCACCGGATCGTTGAAGCACCTCAACAACATCTTTTGACTTAGCCGACGTGGTATTGCCGATCTGATTGACGATGTCGAAAACCTCTTGGCTTTGATCAATCGTCATCCCCATCTTGCTCTGAATGTCGGCAAACGAAGAACCTACTTCATCGCCAGTCATATCGAAGGCAATTGCCATCTGGTTCTGAATTTCGATGAGCTTCAGAGCCTCTTCGCCTGTTTTTGCGATCCCGGACTGAAAGGCATTCGAGGCCATCGCCGTCATGTCTCCGGTGCTCTTCGCGTACTTCAAAGACAGATCCTGAATCCCTGCAAAAACCTCCTTGTATTCATCGGAGAATTTGCGAAGCTCGGCCTGTTGGTCTTCAAAGTTCATTGCTTGCTTTACCGGCGCGCCTGCCGTAGCCGCAACCGTAGCGCCAATTCCCATTAGAGCACCGGTACTCGACGCCTGGGCAGAGCTGACCTTATCCTGCAGCCCCTGCACTTTGGCAAGTCTCTCTTGAGCTTGTCGAGCACGATCTGCAGCCTTGGCAAGGTTGTTTTGCCGTTCAATGAGCGTTTGCATCTTCGTGCCGGTCGTCCCCATCTGAGAGTCCATTTCTCGAAGAGACGAACGGTTTCGGTCTAGCGCGGCCCGTGCCCTTTCCAAGGCGTTTTTTGCTTCGTTTGTTTGCACAGCGAAGCTCTTACTCTCACGAGAGGCTACTTTTAGCTCTGCTTCAAGCGCCTTCGCCTTCTCCGAAGCACGCGCAAATTTCTCAGCAAGCTCGCGCGTTGGCACGCCACACTTGGAAATCTGATTTGCATAAACAGTCACGCTACGTTTTGCCGACGCATATTGCCGTGAAAGGGCCTCGGTTCTGGCATTCAGTCGATCAGACTGAGCCTGCATCCCCTTAAATTTTTTGGTCGCATCGATTACGCTTCTGGCATTTGTACTGACCTGCTCGCGTAGTTTGATGAGACCTTCCATACTGGCAGCCCCCGCATTGAGCGCTTTCAACGATTGGTTGAATACACCGACCGTTTTTTCTGCGTTCTTGAAACTGCCCGTGAACTGGCTCGATAGCTTGCCGGCGATTCGGAATGCAATGTCATAGACCTTTGACATTCGTTACCCTCCTAATCAAGTAGGGGTGGACGAATCCACCCCTTACTTCTTTTTGCTGGCACGCTCTTCAGCTTCCAGCCTTTTAACAATCGCACGATTCCACGAGCTGAGTTCTGACAATGGCTCATGCATCCAGTCCAGTGCACTACCACGCATGACTCTTGCGATTGCCACCGACGCGTTTTTTATCTGATCGTCCGGGTCTGAATCTTCAAACCCTAACCCATCAAAAAATTCGAGACTTCCTGAGCAATTGCGCAGTAGTCTTTGGCCGGCAGATTTTCCATGAACTCCACAGGAAGCTTGGCGCTCTTAGCCGCGAGGTAAATGCAGAAGTCAGAATCCGAAGCCATCAGCGGCGAATAATTACCGGATTTCGCCCAAACGCGCTTCGCTGCAGACACGTCCTTCCCAGTCAGTTCATCAATATTGAGCTCGACTTCGGTGTACTTCGTACCTTCAAACTCGTACTCTTTCGTTAGGATGTACTTCATGTGATTTCTCCTTTAATTAGTGCTTGCCGGTCTGGCAATCTCAAGCAGACCGGCGTTTATCGTTACGACAACCCCAGATCCTTGCGAACGCTTGCGAGCTTGTCTTCGCCGTTGAAACGAGCGATGTAGTTGTACTTATCGATTTCGACGAGCGTCTTGCCGCCAACATCGACCTTGATGTACAGCACTTCAAACTCAGATTCGCTATCCGTCGAGGCCCCAACTTCGAACGAGCCAAGGCTGATCGACTTCGGCACCGCACGAAGAGAAACACGCACGGGAACCGTCGAATATTCTCCAAGTGCGGCGTCGTAAACCTGCTGAGACCCGCGAAGATCAAGCGCATGCGCCTTCTGCTCCGCAAGTCGTGTCAGATCTGCAGAAATCGTTCGCCAGGTGAAGGTCGTTGTCATCGAGCCGTAATGGCCCAAGATCGGACTTTCCACCTCACCGGCAATGCCCGCGCCGCTGACTGTGTCGCTCATCGCTTCGAGAGACGGCAATTCAACGTTTGCGACCCCCAGAAGGTCATTGCCTTCTGCATACACCCTGAAATTGATCAATCTTTCAGGGACTTTGTTGTTTCCTGCCATTCTTCATTCCTCCTTTACTCGAACAAGGCCGAGAGATAGTTCACGTCGTACTCAAGGACGAACTGAATCTCTCTATTCGGGGACGGCGGCGTGATGTACACATGGAAACGTGCAATGCCGTCCACCAGGTCCGTGTTCGGGTTTTCGCTCTCAAGGAACTCCACACGGCCGCCCAGGATGTACTGGCGAGCCGCGAGGCCATTCAACCAGACGTTTGCGCTATCAACAATCGTGTCGACCTGACGACGATTCAGAGGAGCGTCCACGCGCTGCCAGAAGGTCTGAACAAGCGTGTTGCCGACCCAGTTGAACATGCGTCGCACAGAGATGAAGGAATCCTTCACGTCCGTATTGCCCGGGTAGCAAGCCATGCGGTTACCCCAACACACCCAACCTCCGATGAAGTTGAGCGCCGTCACGACGCCCTGGCTATTCAGATAAGCACCGGTCTCAGGACCGAACCAGACTTCCTTGCCGTTCGCTAGGACCATGGAAGTCATCTGGAAGTTATTGTTCGACGGGCTGACATACGGAGTGCCGTCGTTGTCCCCGTCCACCTTGCCGATGAGTCCCATGAGCTGCGTGCTCATGTGATACGCCGTACCGGAAAGAGCAAGCATCGGCCAACACGTCACCTGCGCCTCATCGACGACGTTATTGTTGTTTTTCCATTCCGTCACCTTGGAATAGACATCAACCGTGTCGGTCGGCACATCGATAAGAGCAATCGCACGGAAGTGTTCGTTGATGTTGACAGCCTTGGCCGCCATCACAGCCGCCACTTCAGGATCGCTCGAATACTTCGGAGCGACGATCAGCCCCGGAACAAGGCGGAAGCGCGGGAAGCACTCTCCGACAAGTTCAAGGCCGCTCTTTGCACCGTCGACGGATACGCCGCCGATGATTTCATCGTTCGTCACAGCAGACGGATCGAGCTTTTCGGCCGCGAACGTCAAAGATGCGCCAACCGGAACCTTGAAGTTGTCCTCGTCCTTCTTCGACGTGATGACAAGATGACCCGCGTCATTGAAGGTCGCGACGAAATCCGTGCCTTCCTGATATGTCGTAACGTCCTGAGAGATTTTCAAGGTAGACAGGATGATGCCGGCCTCAGCAATCGTTGCAGAACCGGTCTTGGAATCAAGCGTCACTGTCGTTGCCGTCGCCGTCTTCTTGTGCCTCGTAGGATCAAGCACGTTTACGACGATGATCGGTGCGACGCCAAAGAGAGCGAATTGCGAATAAATCGCCTCACTCAACGTGAAATCGTACTTTTTCAGACCGCTTGCGCTGTCCTCTACCGGCGGCACGTAGCCAAAGGCAGCGACCGCCTCATCGTACGAATAGCAAAGCGTCGGGCGGTTGACGTTGGTCGGATCGGTCATATTGACCGGAGCCGTCCCGACGATGAAAGGAATGGCCGCCTCCACCTGCGCCGGCGGCAGGATAGAAGTCGGCACTTCGGAGATTTTTACCCCGTGGTTGTATGCCATTTGATGACCTCCTTCTTAGATGTCATGTTTCACTTGACGCGCATAGGTGTTGAGAATGTCTCCTCGCACCGTGATGCGCTTTCGCGCTGTCGCCAGTTCAGACACCGGGACAAAGAGACCGCGCAGGGCCTCACTCTTTTCGCGCATCGATACGATGTGCGGAGGAAACTCCCCTGCACGGAAAACCGCATTGCGCATCAGTGCACCACCGCCAAGAGTCGGGCCGATATAAACGACAGCCTTTCCCTCGGTGGCTTGCGCCTTTTTAGTTGTGGGTTTCTTCGTAGTCATCAGAAGTCCTCCTCTTGATTGATTGGCTGCGGCGTGCGGATGTCCCACGTCGTTTGCATGTCTAGCTGCCAGTACGGGTAGGGCTGCTCGGCGTAGGTGCTCCACTTGATCGGATGCTTCAGCCGATACCGATTAGCAAGAACCATCCCCGGCAAGGAGCACAGCGCAGTGCGAATGCGGGACATGACGTTCAGGCAATACTCGTGGCCGTCGTACTCTTCGGAGTAGGTCCCGACTATGATCGACACCTGCACTTCTGTGGAGTCCTGGTCGGTCGTACCCTCATCGGCCCGCACGAGAACGAACGGAAAATCGTCCTTCTGCCCTGACCGCTTCGGCGGTAGGTAGCCATTTATGATTTGAGGAGCACGAAGCTCCTCTTTCTCTTGTCCGCGTTCTGACTTCGTCGGCAAGGCGAAGTTCTTCACGGCTTCGGCACACAGCCCGCGAAGTGCGCGGGTCAGCTCGTTTTCGACCATACGAATCACCCCTTGTGTTTGGTGTATTTGTTGGTTTTCCCACCGCCGAGGAGATAGCCGGTTTCGTGATCCAGACGCTTGAGGAAGGTCTCCTGCATCGTCTTTTCGACGTTGTCTACGACCTCGTTATTCCCAGACAGCACCGGAATGGCTGGACCGTAGACCTCCTGCACAGGAAGCGAACTCGTATCCAAACGCTGAAGAATCTTTCCCCGGTAGACGAACGACTTACCCAAAGGCTTCAAGCCTCCCCGTGCCTTGACGGCGACGCGCACCGGCTTTCGTGCATTGCCGGTCGTGTCAGTTTTCGGACGAGTCTTGTAATTCACCAACGGGATGCGAGGCCCCTTACTCGTGACCAGCGCTTCAAGGTCTGAGCGCGTCGCCTTATGGATTGTGAAGTTACGGCGAACCGTTGAAGCCTTGATCGTGTACTCCTGCCGGATCGTCGAGACCGCAGCAGAGCGTCCGGCAGTGGCCGCACGATTCATCGAACGACTGACGGCTGCCTCGTATCCGTTCGGAACTTCCGAGAGCAACTTGGCCGCCTTCTCAAGAGCGTTCTTGTTCCGCCCCTGCCCGTCGGAAACGATTACCTCTAGCGGTTTACTCATTGCTCATTCCCCTCCGTCACGATGACAAGTACGCCGCCCTCATTGCTGACAGACTTGACAAGATGAAGCGCGCCGTCGATGTTGAGAAGCTCGCCCTCGACAGGCGTTTCAATCACTCCGACTTCGACGTAGATCGTCAGTTGGTTGACAAAAACTCCAAGGTATGAATCGTCGCCGTTCGCCTGCGTGATGATCTTGTCAAGAATGCACGGCACAACCTCATGGCCGATTTCGTGCTCCTCGGCAAACTCGTCGAGGTTGATGAAGACGTTCTGCACGTCAGCAGCAACGAAATCCTTAAAGGCACTCATCCCGCCACCTTCTTCGTCGTGCGACGCTTGACAGGTTGCTTGACTTCAACCTCTGGCTCATCTTCTGCTTCGGGAATCGGAGCAAAAGCAGCTTCCGGCGTCGGCAATGGAGCTTCTTCGACAGGGGCGTCCTCGACCTCATTCACGCCGACAAGCGCCAGATTTTCCTTGAGAAGCTGAAGGCCGACCGTCTCGTCAACCTCGATCTCCTCACCTGCCGTGTAGCGTTTGCCGGAAATGAGAAGGTTTTCTAAAAGAACAACTTTCATTTCTGTCCCTCCTACGAAAAAGGGCAGGTCGTATTGCCTGCCCTAATTCGGTTTTTGTCGCTCTTAAGCGAGAGCTTCGATGACGTGGAAGCCGTGAATCTGCTGAATGATCGGAAGCGGACGGCTCTTGATCTGCACGATGCGACCGGAAGGATTCGCACGCTGGACCCAAGAGTCCGGCACACGAGCGCCTTCGTAGAACTTGATCGCTTCGTCACCAGTCAGCGCAACAAGACCGTAAGCGAGCATCGTCTTGGCGTTCGGGCTTGCAAGCATGCAGAGTTTTTCGGGAACCATCGGCTGTTCCTTTCCGGCGTCATCCGTGTACCACTCGTCATAAGAGTAGACGTCAAGACCGGAGTCCTTGAGATAGCCCCAGTACGTCACACCATTCGGCAAGTGCTGCGGATCAATCGCGCCCATGTCAACACGACGCATATCGAGCTGCTTGGCAGTCGTGAGCTTATCGAGGATCGTATCAAGCACCTTCGAGCCGCAGATAAGCTCGTGCGGCGTAAAGCCGCCGGACTGAATCATCGTGCGACGAAGCGTACGAAGATCGCCCATGATCTGAGCGGCGTCAGCAGAGTCCCACTTCGTGCCCAAAGTAGTCTTCGGCTGCTCCTTCGTCTCCAGGTGAGCCCAGTAGTTCAGAACTTCATCGTAGCCTTCGCCCTTGACCGTCACCTTGCCCTGGAAAAGAGCCTCGGCGCACATGACCTCTTCACGACGCGTGATGATGTCGTCGAGGTCGGACAGGTCCTTGCCAAGAATTTCTGCGGCGCGCTGCGTCGGGCTCTTGGCGGAGTAGATCGTTTCACCAGGCAGACGCTTCAGCATGTCTTCTGCAGTCGTCACGCGCATCGGAGAAACTTCCGGCGCTTCGTAGCTTTCAGTGCGGAAGCCTTCACGCGTCAGGACGACACCGCCCACCTTCGGGTTGACGAACGGCGCAATCTTGCGACCACCGCGACCGATGATGTCGAAGTCGATCTTCTGCGTGTTGAACGTAGGGCGATTCGTAAAGTAACGATCGCGCAGCCACGTGGAATTGCTCTTCTGGCCTTCCTCGACCATCGCGAGCATAGTGCGAGTAGTAAACATATCCATTGTTGTCCCTCCTGATTAGATGCTCTTCTTGAAGAAGATGCCGACCTTTCGAGCAGACGGCTTGAAGTCCGCAATCGCGGCACTGTTTTCCGTCTTAAAACTCAGAGCGTCTTCGTTGAACTCGCCCGTGAGATAGACGGGAGCGCTCTTGTCAGCGGAAGCCGTGTCCACATCCTCCGCGAGCACGGCATAGACCTCAGAAATGGTCGTCTTGCCTGAGTCAACAGTGCAAAGATTGCCGTCCTTGTCCAGGAGCGCCCCACGCTTGAGAACACCCTGGCTCTTCTTGATCGTCATGCTGTCGTTAACAACCGGCATGATCTGCGACGCGGCAAACAGGTTGTCCATCGTCGTTTCAAACTTTTCCTGCATAGACATTGATGTGTCCCTCCTTTACTTACGCGCAAAAGCGCGTGCACCGGCTTCAATGACAGCCTTCATTTCGGCGTCCTGCTTTGCCTTTTCTTCGGCCTTCGGATTGAGTCCCTCGTTGCCTTCGGGTTCGATGCCTTCAAGTGCCTTCGCATCTTTCATGCGAGCCGTTAGCATTTGTGCGCCGCGAGCCTTGTCCGCCTTCAGAATCTGCACAGCAAGCGCCTCGGCGGTCGTCTTGCCGTCAAACTTCGCAGCGTTCACAAGGTCTTCATGACCCACGATAGCGATGTCTTCAATCGCCTGAATGCGAGCGCGTTCCTGTTCGGCGCCTTCGGAAATAGCTTCGTTGCGGATCGCCTGCACCAAGTCAGGGTGTTCCGCCTTCAACGTTTCTAGATTCATCTTGTGAACCTCCTTTTGAACTGCGGACGCCTGAGGCTGTTCCGCGTGAATGAAACCCTTCGGCGCATTCGCAAAGAAACGCGAATCTACCTGCAGGCCGTTTAACATGACGAAGCTGCCAGAAGCCGTGTTCTTGACTTCCGTCGTTTCATCAATCTCGTCAGCCAGACCAAACTCCACAGCCTCTTCTGCAGTGAAGAACGTCTCGGCGTTGACCTTTTCCTTGATCTCGTCAACCGTGCGACCGGTCTTTTCGACATAGATGTTGATGAGATTTTCCTCAAGCTTCTCCATGTCGTCAGCCGCCTTCCTCATGTCGTCCGTCGTACCGATGGCAACCGAGCTGACCTTGTGGATCATCATCATTGAGCCCCTCGGCATGATGACTTTCGCGCCAGGCACGCTCGTGATGATCGTCGCGGCACTCATAGCAGCGCCGTCAATTCGGAAGGTGATCTGTCCCTTATGCGCCTTGAGAAGCGAATAAATGGACAAGCCCGTATAAACGGCCCCGCCGAACGAATTGATCGAAATATCAAGATGGCTATCGGACGGGATTTTTCGGAAGTCCGCGAGGAATTCAGACTCGTTGAAGCCCTTCCCCCACGGATCGTCCTTCGACCCACCGACATAGCCGAAGAGATCGAGCTGCGCCCGTTTCCCCTCGGCCCTGACGTTCCAAAACTTATTCATCTGTTTCCTCCTTCTCCGGTTCCGTCGCCGGTTGCGCCGGAGCTGTCGCACTCAGACCGTCTTCCCTGCGCATTGCCTCCTCGCGCTTTCGCACCGCGTGGACTTGGTCGTACTTCATGCCAGTTAGCTCAGCTGCCTCACGTTCGCGAGTGCTGAAGCCTTCATCGACACGGACCTTCGCGGCATTGGCTTCCTTCAGCGGATCGAGCTGTCCCTGCGCGTCGCCGTACCAGTCCGCACCGCACCAAGCAGCACGGATCGCCGGGTCGTCAAAGAAGCCTGGCGCTTGCACACGCCCCTTCAAAACGGCCTCGGTCAACCACTCTTCGTAAATCGGCTGACAAAAGTTCCCCACAAGCCATTCGCGGCGCATACGGAACATCTTCCAAGCCTCGAGAAGCGAAGCACGCGAAGCCGAATAAGACGCTGTGAAGTTCTTCACGAGAAGTTCGTAAGGAATCTCGAGCGCCGCACCGATCTGACGACAGATAGCGATAACGAACGGATCAAAGTTCGGATTCGGACGACTCGGGTCCGCAATCTGCACCTCTTCGCCTTCATCAAGAGCAACGATCGAGCCGTTCCCCATCTCATATGCGTTCGGGTCCTTGTCGACTTGCATCGCGGGATTGAAAGCCTGCCCGAGTGGAGAATCGGGAGTGTTGCTCTTGACGAAGACCGTGAACATGCCGGACACGACCGCCGCCATCAGCTCTGCCTCTGAATATCGGGAAAGTTGCTTCAAGGCCTCGATGACAGGAGCAAGCATCGGCACGCCTCGGCGTTGTGCCGGACGTTCAACGTCTGACATGATGTGCAGGACGTTGCGTCGCCCGGTCGTCGTACCGAAAGCAAGCACGCGCTTCCATTCCTGTCGCAGGTTCTGGCCGATGCGAGGGATCGCGCCCGGATGATGCTTCGCAACCCAGTAGGCAACGGTCTCCCCGTAAGTTCCGACTTCGATACCGCCGAGGACATTTGCTGTCGTCGGCGGATTCAGCGGATCGCACACGCGGTCGGCTTCGATGAGGCCAATTCTCAGGTCGTAGGCGCAGCCCTTGCGCGGGATGATCGGCATCGTCACAAAGACGTCACCACTCATCAGCGCAGATAGGAGCACCAAGGACTGCAGCTGAAAGAACGTCTGTCGCCTTTCAGCGTCGCAGTTCACGCTTTCAGACCACAGCCGCCATTCTCGTTCGGTGTTTTCTTCCCACTCCTTCGCTTGCTCCTCCGTGAGGCCGAGGAACTTGGCGTCGATCTGGGCGTTCAAAGCAAGCCCGGACCCAACGACGTTCGTTCGAACGGTCTTGAGTGCGCCGGTTGCAAGAGGTGCCCCCATGTAGAGGTCGCGCGATCGATTTCGAAGCGTCTCAAGGTTGTCGACGATGTCCGCGTCTGCGTCGCTCCCGCCAGATAGCCATCCAATAAGTGACTTCTTGGCGTATGAGCCACCGTGCCGCGAATAACCCGAATTCAGAATTTCAAGCTTTCGACGGGCTTCAAAACGCTTCAACGCACGCTCAGGACTAATTACCCTGATCGCTTTGTCAAGCAAATTCATTTGCAAGCCTCCTTACAGGTCGCGAGGGACGGCACGCATCACGCGTGCCCCCTTACGTCCGGTTTCGAGCTTGTCAATCTCGTTTCGCCAGTATTTGATGCGAGCCGCAATGTCCGAAAGCGAGGCTCTCGTCAGACTGCGGGTGCCGATCTTGTACGACTGGCCAGAGGCAACCGCGCGTTCGGCATCGAGCCACATCTTAAGATTCGCGCGGGCCTCGTCTATGGTGATCCAAGACATTCCGATGCCTCCTTGTTTGTGATTACTTGCAGTTGTTGAAAGTCACGCCGTCTTCACGAACCGCGTCCTCTCCCGTCAAGTCCTGCCATCGCTTGATGATGACGTCGCAGTAACGTGGATCGAGCTCCATCGCCCGAGCCTTACGACCTGTGTTCTCGCAAGCAATGACGGTCGTGCCAGAGCCGGCAAAGCTGTCGAGAACGACGTCGCCCTTCTTTGTGGAATTGCCGATCTGATACTCAAACAAATCAACCGGCTTCATCGTCGGGTGATCCCCGTTCCTCAACGGCTTATCGAAGTCGAGAACCGTCGTTTGTTTACGGTCCGAGTACCAGGCATGCCCCGCGCCTTCCTTCCAGCCGTACAAGCACGGCTCGTGCTTCCACTGGTAGTCAGAACGACCAAGAACAAGAGAGTTTTTGTTCCACACAAGGCACTGGCGCACCTTCCAAGCGTTGTCGCGGCACGCGCCTCGGAAGTTGTATCCCTCGTTGTCCGCATGCCAGATGTAAAAAGATGCCCCGGGCTTCATGGCGAAGTCCGCAGTAGAGAAAGCGTCAAGCAAGAACTTTCTGAAGTCCTCGTCCGACATGTTGTCGTTCTCAATCGTCAGGGCGTCTTTCGTTTTGCCTTCGTATGCGACGTTGTAAGGCGGGTCGGTCAGATACAGATCGACGCTGCCTTCTTCGCACAAGCGAACAAGCTCATCTATGCGCGTTGAGTCTCCGCATAAAAGCTGATGGTCGCCCAAGAGCCAAAGTTCGCCGGGCTTGACAACAGGGTCTTCAGACGGTTCCGCGATTTCCTCAGCGTCCTGCCCATGGCTTTCGTCGTCATCAATCGAGCCGGTTCCATCAAGCAGAAGGTCGAGCTCCTCGTCAGAGAAGCCCATAACGTCGAGATTGAAGTCAAGTTCCTGAAGTTCGCCGAGCTCGATGCGAAGAAGCTCTTCGTCCCACCCGGCGTTGAGTGCCAACTGGTTGTCGGCAATGCGCAGCGCTTTCTTCTGCGCATCGGTGAGCCCATTCAGGCGAATCGCCGGCACTTCCTTCATGCCGATCGACTTCGCGGCCAATGTTCGACCGTGGCCTGCAATGAGCTCATTGTGTTCATCAATCAAGACTGGGTTTGTAAAACCGAATTCCTTGATCGATTCTGCGACTTGCTTTATTTGCTCGTCGCTGTGCGTTCGGGCGTTTCGCTCGTACGCTTTCAGATCGTCAACGTTGATGTATTCGATCTGCGTTTTCTGTTGTGCCACTAGGCTTCAACTCCTTTACAAGGTGATCCCCTTTGAAAGGGTTCCGCGCGACCTACGCGGAGCGGTCTGCTGCTTGAGTGCCCCGCCGTTCTGGTAGAAATCGGCAAGGTATTCGAAGTTAGGGTTCAGCAATTCGAGTGCGGCAGTCGCGTAGACCGCGCAGTCAAGGGCTTCGTTTCGTTCACGGATTTTCTTCCACGCCATTTTCACGACGCCTTTTTCAAAGTGTTTTTCAAGTACCTCAGCGGTCAACTGCTTGAAGAAGTTTTCAGAAAAGCCCCTGTCCTCCTGCGCCGCATAGTGCGCGAAGTTCGGACCAGGCTCCTGCACGGAAAGCCGGTTCATGACGAGCGACTTTCCGCTGTCAACGCCGAGCGTGAAGAGCGTTGCCTTCATCGCGTTGCTCTTCGTCGGCGTGTTGATGAACGGAACACCGATGCCGCCGCGCCCCTTCACAGAGAAGACGCGCATCCGCTCGCGAGCCTTTGTGTATTGATAGACATTCGTTGTGTAGGTACCGTCACCAGAGTCGACGCAGGCACAAGCAACTGCAACGTTGACGCCGTTCGGCATCGAATGCTGACGCTGTAGGACCGCATCGAGCTGCTGCCAAGTTCGCGGATCATCCGGACGGCCATAAAGCACTCGGTGCTCAATGCCCCAACACTCTCGACCAACGCCCCATCCGTAGACCGTGCATTCCAGTCGGTCATGCTGAACGTCGATGCCGGCTGTCAGAAGCAAGACGCCTTCCGGGAGGACGCCGTTTGCCGGATAGCTTTCGCGCCGGTTGTACAACTGCTCCCAGTTGTCGGCATCTGGGTTGATTTCTTCCCATGCCTCACCGAGCTTCAGGTTCACAAATTCCATCAAACCGTGTTTGTCGCGGTTGTGGTTCACGGAAACGAACTCCTCCACCAGGTCGTGCAAATTGACCCAAGGCGAATAGAGCGCGTTGACGTGATAGCCCTTGATCTTGCTGCCCGGGTTCGTTGCAATCCAACGTCCGCTCTGCAGCAGCTTCGGGTCGGGCTTGTACGCGCCTCTCGTTATGCAGCCACACTCCGGACAATGCATACTTGCCGTCATCGGCAACGCGTTCCCTTCATCATCTTTCTGCCAAGTGACGTTCGCCCATTGAAGGACGTGTTCCTCACCACAATGAGGGCACTTGACAAAAAAGCGACGTTGATCACTGCGTTCGTACCAGTCGTCGATCTTCGACGCGCCTTTGATCGTCGGCGTGCTGACAAGAATGATCTTTCTGTTCCCGAAGTTCTGCGTTCGTTGAATCGCGAGCTTCAGAGGATCACCTTCCTTCGTCACGCCGTATCGATCCACTTCGTCACAAAGAAGGACGCGGATCGGACGAGATGCAAGGCCTGCCGGTGAGTTCGCACCGACCAAAGCCAGATACCCGCCAGGGAAATGCTTCATGCGAATAGTCGTGCTGGACTTTTTCGCAGAGCCTCGACCGTCCTTTCCCTCTTCGAGCTTTCCTTGCAAGCCGGGAGAGTTCTGGAACATGGGCTCGATGCGCTCCTTCGAGAACGCCTCGGCCATTTCAACGGTCGGCTGTAGCATCAATTGAGGGGCGGGCTCCTGGTCGGCGTAGTAGCCCATGATGTTCAGGAGCATCTCCGACTTGCCGAGCTGCGAAGAGCAACACATGACGACCATTTCTGTCCGTCGATCCGTTGCTGAATCCATCGGCTCTTGCAAATACGGCGTTCGGCTTGTGCGCCACATACCAGCCTCAGGAGACGTACCGGAAGCGACGACGCGGAACTTGTCAGCCCACTGGCTCCCAGTCAAACGAGAGATCGGGCGACAGGCTTGCGCCCACGCCTTGGACCAAATGCCCATGTCATCACTCCTTTGCAAACCGCGAGCCGTTGATTGTTTTCAGAAGGTCGCGGAAGATGTCTTCAAGGACTTCCTCAGCTTCGCGCTGCGTTCTGTTTTCAAGCAGCGCTGAATAACGAGTCGGGGCGGAGATCGCGAAGTTTCGGAGCATCGCTGCTGCCTCCCTCGCGTCCGCCTCAACCTCAGCAACTGCAACGTATTCACCCTTGAGCTTTTTGTACTCGAGGTCTTTGATCTTTGCGGTCGCGACCTCTTTTGCAAGCCGGGCCTTGTTGAAGGCCTCGTTAACATTCAGCGCAGACGATATTTGCTTGTCGTCTTCGTCATCGCCCGTGAACACTTCCGCCGTCCTTCTGGACGTGCGGCGGCTCGCCTTTTTCTTTTCTTCAGACTTGACCAGAGCCTTGAAGGCTTTCAGGCCTTCTTCTAACGGAATCTTTCCGTCGACAAGAGGCAGCTCGCCAGTCTTGCATTTTCCGCTAACGTATGCGGCACTACGTCCGACTTGGCGTGCAAACTCTCGCATGCTGACGCCGTTCGCCATGCCAACACCTCGTTATTTGTTTGTTGATTCCATCTTCACGCGTTCGCGCTCTCGCTTCAATACCGGCAGGCACCGGCAAGCGTAAAGCGTTCACGGAAAGCGTAAAGTGAAATGTTCATGAACACCCTTTTGAAATTTGCATCTAGACCGTTTTCGGGGTTCGTCCGACCCGCATGAGTCAAAAAGCCCCGGGAGGACCCAAGCTCTCTCCGTCGCTCATTCGACGCCCCATCACTGAGCGGGCAGAGGCTGAGGTTGAGCCAGCACAGGCTCCTGGTTCTTGTCATCAGTCACAGCATCGTAGACAGCGTTGCCTGCCATCGATCCTGCGAAAGATCCGGCGACAGTAGACCAGAAGCTATTGTTGGAAGAAGCCGGCACCTGATGCACCGTCTGGTTGATGACGGTCGTGTTCTTCTTCACAACGGTCGTGCGCTTCGGTGCATAGCTCTTCGTGGGAGCAGGACGGGAGAACGAACGACCGCCGCTGAACCCACGACCACCTCGTGCTTCAGCTGCTGTAGAAACGAAAAAGGCGACCGCAATGGCCGCCACAATAGCTTTCTTCATAGGTAACCCAAGGAATTAGAGAGGGCGAGGATTTCTCCCCGCCCCGACCTCGGAGCAAACTGCCCTAAGGTAGCGAAAAGGTAACCGCGCGGAGTGAGCTTCCTGGGGACAATCCGTCCCCGGCTAGGCTTGCGCGGTGTTGTAAACGAAAAAAAGCCCGCAGGATCACTCCTACAGGCTTACTTCTGGGTTTCGAACCCGCCTACGCAAAAAGGCATGCCGTTTTCTGAAGATGCACCTATCCCAGAAAACGGCCCCGCTGATCACACAGCTTCAAATTGTCCTTTTAGTATAACTCATTTAGGCGGCATTCCTTCGAGTTTGAGCAGATTGTTTCGAATCATCTTCCTGCCCATCTCTACCAGTCCATCAAACTCCCGCTCGTGAAGATTGATGCGGTGATACTTCCTCAGGATGCGCTTCAGGTCCATGAAAGGCACGTTGAAGGCGTATGCAACACCGACAACCATCTTCGCCTTTCTGTAGCGCTCTGGTGCAACCGGGAGTCGTTCCCACGCCCTTTGCACAAGCAGGGCATCGCTGACATCCACCGGCGGCGGTCCGTCATGCCGTTCGACAGGCAGGTCATTGTCCTTATCATCGTCCGGCACGGCTTCCATAAAGGCGCACAACGGAGAGCGTCCCTGTCGTTTCGGATCTTGGTTCCATCGCCCCCAGTTGAGCAGGCGGTCTTCGAGCATCTTTTCTTCAGCGTTCATTCGTTTTCCTTGCTCCAGATCTTCTTCGCTTTCACGTATTCGTCGTGAGGCAACGTCAAAAACTCATCAGGGCATCCGCTCTTATGCCTGTCGTACAGCGTGTAGACATTCATCCCCGTTCGCTCGGCCAGGTCGCAAAGCGCTACCCCATTAACTTTCACGCTTCGGCGAGTGTTTCTTGTTTGCTCCTTCTGCGTAACCCATCGACAATTCTCTTGGCAATAGTTCCCGTTTACATCGATTCGATCCAACGTAAGTCCAGGACTCCATGACGCAGCCATGTCGTCGAAAAAATTCTGAAAATCCGCCCATCGCTCACAAACCACAATGCCCCTGCCACCGTAATGACGCCAGTATTTGTTCCGCGGGTTGTGGCAACGGTCGCGCATCCCTCGCCAGATTTTGTGAAGCCTGTGTTGGCTAAGACCGTGCTTTTGGTGCGGCTTGTAATTATCGCGAGAGTGACACCCGCAAGACGGCATCTTTCCTTCACGCTCGTAGCGAAGGAGATTCTTTCCGCTTCTCACAACCTCATTGCCGCATTCACACCGACACTTCCAATATCGAGAGCCGTCAGTATGATCGAAACACAGGACAGTCAGAAATCCAATTTTTCTCCCCGTAAGGTCGACACGCCTAAAGTTACTTAATTCGTTCATGGTCTCTCTCCCACAAATTCCTGCACTCAGCATCACACCATCGACGAGCGTGCTTGATGCCTTCCATCGTAGCAGGGATCTGTTCGATCTCTTCTCCGCAAAAAAGGCATACCGACACGATCTTAGGCCTCGGGCCTTCAGGTCTGCGCTCTTCTCTTGCCGCTCGCATGATCCACTCATCGCTTCTGGCGGCTCGGTCTGCATCATCCATGCTTCACCTCGTCAATAAAAACTTTTACACCCGGCTCGGGTCCGTATGCCTTTCTGGTCCGGCTGTCGATCACCTGCGAGTCGTCCTCAAAAACGATCCCGTTCATGCCGTCAAGAATCGCCTTCTGCACGTTGTCAAGGTCCGGCTTTGAGACGTGATGCTCGACACCTTGCAGAGCCGCTGTGCGGCGTTTCTTAGACCATGACGAGGGCACAGGAAAGATGGCGAGAATGTCCACACGGACTGCGTTCGGCTTTTCGATCTTTCTCTTGCCAATCATTGCCTCCTTTGCCCTGGCCGTCACGAGCGCCTCATACTTTCGCGTCGTGTCCGGCGTGTACGTGTGGCCGCTGCGAGTGAAGCGCGGGCGTCCTTTGGGGACTGGAACCCCCTCAATCGTGAAACTAATCATTTTTCCTTTCTCCTCAGTCCGTCGTAATAGCCTTGAATAAAGGCCGCTCTCTTTTTGGGATTCATTCGAGCCGTCAAGCCCTGATATTTCGCCATCGGCTCACCGCGTTGTGCGGCAGATCGTCCGAGGCGGTATTCGTCACTTTCTTTCATGACTCCTCCTTTTTAGGTCCCCCGTGAGATGATTGAGGCTGTGTTCCCCAACACGTCCATCAACCAACCCACGGAGGTTTAAACAAATGCCTGTTACTAAACTCGACCCCAAAACAGCCTTACTCGCCATGTGCGCTGCAGGTGCGGTGAAACTCGAACCGATCGACATTTCCGCAACGGGCGACACAGGCACAGAAGAAGTCCAGTCTTTGGTTTCGATCAACGTTTCACGCCTTGAGGCAGTTCTTGCTTGGCTTGATCAGGTCTGCCCCAGCGACGAAGATGTTCTCGATGAAGCTGTTTCGCGCGTTGCACGTAATGACGAATAAGACGTTTTCCTTCTTCTTCGGCGGTATCTAGCGTCTCCAGCTCAAGAGAACTGAAATCCGTTGTGATTTCGGGCGACTGGACTGCTTCCGGTTGCCCGTCTCGCTCATTTGATTTCTGGTCTGTCATGACCTCTCCTTTGTTAAAAATCGATGTCGTTCTTCCGCATGCTCGGCCACGAGAGCCGGATGAACTTGCACGTTTCTTTGAGCCGGTCGTACTCCTGCTCTCCTATCGCGGTCTTCAGCAGCGCCGGATCGGCGTTGGTGATCCAGATGGTCGGAAGCTGAGTGTCGTAGCGGGCGTACAAGACCTCTGAGAGAACTTCCTTTGTGATCGGCTTCGCGTCTTCCTTTGCGACCTCATCGACGACAAGCAGCGGACAGGTTTTGTAGGCTCTTTTCACGTCTGCGGTCGTCTTTCCCGGCTCTCGGCATCCCCAGGAGTCAGCAACCGTCTGCCCCATCTCATGCGCCGTCGTGTAGATGCCGGCACACTTGCTCAAGAGTTCCTGAAGCACCGCACACGCCAGATGGGTCTTGCCGGTCCCGCATTCGCCGATGAAAACCATCCCTATGCCGGACTGGCGAAGCGCGTCGAACTTTGTGATGTAGGACTCGGCGATCTTGAGCACCTTCGCTTTCTGGTCGTTCCCATCGGTTCTGAAGGATGCAAGCGTTCTGGATCGGTACTTGGTCGGGATGGCCGTTCGGTCCAGCGTCTGCTCATACGCGCGGCGCTTTTCAAGCTCTTCGCGTTCCCTGCGCTCGCGCTCTTCAGCTTCCCGCTGCTTTTGCAACTGGATCGCTCGGCACTTCGGACATCCGCTCGCGTTCTTGAGCTCTCCCTTCAGGTAGGTCAGGTGAGAGATATATCGCCCGTGCACGGGGCATTCCCGCTCCTCCTCACCCTCGGCAAAGCCCAACAGGCCGACCAAGCCTTCTGCTTTTTTCATGTTGTTTTCCTCAATCCACGATGATCGTTACGCCGTCGTCGGCGAGTTTTTCGGTTCTGCCTTCACCTCGGCAGCAGGCCTGAAGTCGTTCTCGGTATTCAGCCGTCTGGGTGACGTTCTGAGGCTTTCGGTAGGTGCTACCGCTCGTCCTCGTCAACCAGGAGGCTCTGAAGCCTGCCCAGGCATTGGCGCAGCAATGCTCGATGACCTGAAGCAGCGTCATGTGAGCCTTCTCCCCTTCGGATCGAAGAAGCTCAAGCGCACTTTCAGTCAAAGCCCGCTTTTTCAGGGCGCGAATCTCTCCGAATTGCTTCCAGAGGTCATCAGGAACTTCGTCCGGTTTTTCGACCTTGATCCACTTTTTCCAGGCTTCGCCTTTCTTGGCTCTGGTTTTTGGCGGCGCGTCTTCTCTACTGGTTATTGATTGGTTCTTGATAGGTTCATTGATAGGTTCGTGTCCCGTTTTCGGTACTACTGGCGTACCGTTTTCGGGACAACTGGCGTACCGTTTTCGGGACAACTGGCGTACCGTTTTTGGGTCGTCCCGTTTTTGGGTTGTCCCGTTTTCGGTACTTCCGTTTTTGGGCCAATCCTCTATGTGCAGAAGGTACTCATTTGAGTTGTGTACCTCTCGCTTGCGCACGGACAAAACGCCACGTTCCGCAAGCCTCGAAATCACAGCAAAGACCGTCTTTCGATTCATCTGCGTCATGTTGCAAATGGTCTCGACGGACGGGTAGCAGTTCTTGCCTTCGTCATCGGCCCGGTCGGCAAGAGCGAGGAGCACAAGACGTTCGGTTGACTTCTCAACCGGAACCATCCATGCCAGTGCGGAAACCTTGAAGCTCATGGCGTCCCCTTAGCGAATAAGCGACCAGTCAATATCTGGGCGCAGGTCTTCGCGCGTCACTTTTCGACAAGAAACCATCTCGATCTTCTCAGCGACTTCCGGGCTGAAGTTCTTCGACGGGACATACATGCAGTTGTGAAGCCAGCGGACAGAAATGCCTGCTTTTTGGCACAAGGCCTTCTTCTCGATAGGCTTTAGCGATTTGAAATATTCGAGCGCTCGAGGCGTCATCTCAGACCTCTCGGTGTTGTTTTGGTGTTAAACCATAATACAACATTTTCGCCGCTTTTGTTGGTTGCCGAACATGTTGCCGCGCATACACCTTTCACACTACTATTGCGGAAGGGAGGTACTTCTTATGAGTACGAATGAAAAAGACGCCCTGAAGCGGATACGCATTGCAAACCTGAGTCGTCTGGCAGAGCTGAATGGCTCGCGGTCTCGATTGGCCGAGATACTGGGCAAAGCTCCGCAGCAGATCAATGACATGATCAGAGGAACGAAGTCTTTTGGAGCACGAATCGCTAGAGAGATTGAAGATAAGCTTGGCCTTCCTCCAGGAACACTTGACACGGAAAACGCAGAACTCGGCAACCCCCAAGTAAGCACGATACGTTTCAAGCGCATACCAATCCTTTCATATGTGCAGGCGGGAATGCTTACAGACAACGGACAAGAACAATACGATGAATGGGCGATCGTCCCAGAAACATTGCCGGAGAAAACTTTTGCTCTTCGCGTAAGAGGCGACTCCATGTCGCCAAATTTCCAAGAAGGACAACTGCTCTTCGTCGACCCCAATAGGCTGCCAAAACCTGGAGACTTCGTCATCGCACGTTCTACGTCTGGCATTCTCACAGAGACGACTTTCAAGAAATACGTCGTCACCGGATACGACGATCAAGGTCGAGAACTCTTTGATCTGAAGCCGCTGAACCCAGACTATCCAATCCTTCACTCCATGCAACACGGTTTAGAGGTCGTCGGCGTCGTTTGCGGATCATTCAACACCTACTAAACCAAACCCCATAACACAACCAAATCAAGCCCGCCACTCAAGGCGGGCTTTTTTTGTCTTAATTTCAGTGCCATTGATGCGCGTCAATAACTCCCCAATTTATACACCTCACCAACACCCTACGGCAACCATATTGGTTTTATTTTGGTGTAACATCGATGGTGTTGATTGGTTTCAACAGCACATAGCAAGAAGAAACCATTCAACACCAACCTACCGGCAACAACCGGGAGGGCCGACATGAAAACGCGGACGCGAGGTGGCAGACGTTGAGGGACGTGGAGCGGCGGACGTAGCTGATGCAGCCGAGAGAGGCAGAGGTCACGAAGACCCGAGCGGTTGCCTGCGGAAAACGCGGGACCGTGCACAGCAGAAAGTCGATTCAAGCGTTCTTGCGCATGTGTTCAATGCGTAGGGGGCTGGCGCGAGAGCGCTTGGATGGACTTTCATAAAGATCACAGCCGTCTCGCAGGCACACGCAAAGAGCGACACGCGGGACGGCTTATCAGGAGAACACAATGACGGACAAGGACAAGCTCGACTACCTCGAGTACATCAAAGACTTCATGGATGAGGCCGCTAAGGCCTACATCCGGGGCGACGACGATGCGTACATCGGTGCACTCAACTCCGCTGACGCCCTTCTGACTGGTTTGCTCAACGATGACGACGAGGAGGGCGAAGAATGAAGCGCAACGACTTCGACGCCCGACTGGCGCATCACCTCCGTTCGATCGGTCGCGAGACCTGCAGCGAAGCTGATGTCCACGAGTACGCGCTCATGAGCATCGCGAACGCCGCCGCGCTCGCTTTCTACATGAAGACCGAGCCGACCGTCATCCACTGCCCCGCAGCGGAGAAGTACGAGCAGGTCGCGTGCAACGTCCAGTGCATCCTGGACGAACTTCCGTAACGACTTCGAGGGAAAACGGCTTGACGCAGATATGAGCCGGTCTGGTCGATGACTCGAGCCAGATTCCAAAGCAGGGGCATCTGCAGACGAGAGGCTTTTGCGTTCACCCCTGCTCCCTCACCCACCACTAACAAAAAGGACATTCACGCGCCCTTGCCCGTGCCATCACGAGCCGGCAGTTCTTCCGAGCGAGGGCGTCTGAATGTCTTTTCTTTTTTCGGAGGCGTCATGAAGCGCTTTTTCAACTACCTCGAAACCCTTGCAAAGCGCACCCTCTTTGGCGCTGATGGCACGGAATATCACCGCTCTGGCGCTGCAGGCTTTTTCCTCGACGCGTTCGAAGGGCTAATCGGCTTCTTCGGTCTGGTGATCCTGCCGGCAATGGCTGCGGCCACTCTCTACCACTGGATTTTTGACTAAGGAGATCGGCATGGCATGGAACTACCCTGACGGATGTGGTCCTGACGACTACGAAAAATGGTGCGGCCCCGACCCTGACGAAGAAGACGAGGACGAACACGGTTACGACGAAGATGACGAAGACGAAGGCGAGGTGCTCGAATGAAGGCAGAACCGCGCAAAAACCTGAGACCGCGCGAAATCGAGTACCTCACGCTCGTCGCGAAAGGTCTCAGACGACGCGAAATCGCCGAAAAGATGGGCATCGCGATAACGACCGTCAAGTACTACCACGAAGAAATGATGAGCGTGCTTTGCGCGAGAACTGCCGCAGAAGCAGTCTACAAAGCTTTTCAACGCGGGATTTTCAAGGTAACACAATGAGCTACTCAGCCCCAGTCAAGATCATTGACCACATTCCAAGGGACTTCGACATGAAACGAATTACTCGAAAGCGACCGCTCGAACAGCGGCGCGCAGCAAAGCAGGCTCGGCAGAACGTCGAGCCTTTTTCGTGTGAACACCCCTCGCTGATCTGGAAGGTCGTTGTTCTCGTAGGAGCGCTCGCAATTGTCGCGGCCGCGCTCTTTCAAGGAGTTTTGAATGGCAGCAATTAAGACTGCAGAGATGGAACGCGATGCCTGGCTGCAAGAACGCACGAAGGGCATCGGCGGCTCAGACGTTGCAACGGTCCTCGGACTCAACCCTTACAAGACGCCATTGAGCTTGTGGGAAGAGAAGACCGGCAAGACAAAAGGCTCACAGGCAGGTGAGGCAGCCTACTGGGGAACGACGCTTGAAGACGTGGTTGCAAAAGAGTTCAGCAAGCGCACCGGAATGAAAATTCAACGCGTGAACTTCCTACTCTCAACCGGCGAGGGAGGCTGGATGCGCGGCAACATCGACCGGGCGATCGTCAACGAGCAGATTGCTAAGACGGTCCGCGTCCACAAGCCCGAAAAGGCAGCCGAAACAGGCCTCATGCTTTCGACCGACGTTGGCCTTGAATGCAAGACCGCCAACGCCTTCATGGCTGACAAGTGGGGACCTTCGCAGGAAGCTGAGATCGTGTCCGGCAATGTCGTCACCGAGCACCAGATTCCGCTCTACTACGAAACGCAGATTCAGTGGTACATGGCCGTTACCGGAATCAAGAAGTTCTATGTCGCTGTTCTCATCGGCGGACAAGACTTCCGAATGTACGAAGTGCGGCGCGACGAGGACGTGATCAAAGCCATCGTCGAAAAGTGCCACGCCTTCTGGTTCAAGAAGGTCCTCGCTGACGTCCCTCCCGATCCGATCAATGCCGACGACATCAAGAAGCTGTACGCCCGCGATGACGGCGAGATGGTCGAGGCCAGCAACGATGAAGCGGCCGACATTGGCGAGTTGCGCACGATCAGAGAGCGCATCAAGGAGCTCCAAGACCAGGAAAAGGCCGTCGCAAACCGCGTGATTTTAGCCATCGGCGAGAAGTCAGGACTACTCATTGGCGGCGAGAAGGCCGTGACCTACAAGGCGCAGAACAGCTCCCGCTTCGCATCCACCGCATTCAAGAAAGAACACCCGGACCTGTACAGGGACTTCGTACAGACCTCCACCACCCGCATCCTTCGACTCGCTTAACACAAAGGAAAACCAATGTCCACAACTGATGTTCTCAAATCTCAGGTCGCACCTGCCGCCGAACAGACCGCCGTCGTGCAACAGGTCAAAGCCGCAACCGTCATCGACGTCGTGCGCTCGAAAAAGTTTCAGGCTCAGATGGCCCTGGCACTTCCGAAGAGCATGACTGCTGATCGCCTGACGCGCATCGTCATGACTGAGTGCCGCAAGGCACCGGCTCTTCTGAAGTGCGCCCCTGAGAGCTTTTACGGCGCCGTCCTCCAGTGCGCTGCTCTCGGCCTTGAGCCCGGTTCCGCGCTCGGGCATTGCTACCTGCTGCCCTTCGGGAATGGCAAAGACAAGGCTGGTCGTCCGAACGCCCAGCTCATCATCGGCTACCGAGGAATGATCGACCTCGCACGTCGATCCGGCCAGATCGTCAGCCTCTCCGCATACTGCGTGCACGAACAGGACACCTTCAACTACAAGCTCGGTCTTGATCCGGACATCGAGCACATCCCTGCATCGGTTGCGGATCGAGGAAAGGTCACTCACGTCTATGCCGTCGCGAAGCTCAAGGGCGGTGGGGTTCAATTCGAGGTTATGTCTCGCGCAGAGATTGAAGCTGTGCGCAAGACCTCAAAAGCCGGCACCTCTGGCCCCTGGTCCTCGCATTGGGACGAGATGGCAAAGAAGACCGTCATTCGTCGCCTATTCAAGTACCTCCCCGTCAGCATCGAGGCCGTCCGCGCCGTCGAGATCGACGAGAAGTCGGACCGTGGCGAAGCAGTAACGCAGCAGGACTTCATTGAAGGCGAGTTCATAGAGAAGGGCACCGCTGCAGAGCAGTATCTCGAAGCCCCGGTCGTTGACGACGAAATCCACGAAAACAATTAATCCATTATCTCTACAAGGAGAAGCTCATGCTTAAAAAAGCAACCTCCCATGAAATCATCCGGTCCGCTCTGTTCGACATCAACAATCAGTATGACAACCGGATCGACGACATCGACACTTCTCTCCTCGTCGAATCTGCTCTCTTGATCGCCTTCGAAAGCCACAAAAGCGAACACAAGGAAGTCCTCCAGAATATCGCCCATTCCGTCTGCAACTACGCACTCACAATCGAGCGCGCCAAAATCGAAAGCGACGAGATCAGCGCTCTGTTGTTTGCTTATGACGACACTGAAGAAAAAGCTGAAGAAGAGGAGGAGTTCGACGAACAACCCACAGCTGAAACGGTGCCCGTTGAACAGACGCCCGCGTTTGATCCAGAAGCGTTGAAAAAGATCGCTGGAACGTCCATGACTGTTGAAGACAACGGCGACATTCGCTTGAGCTTCAAGCACCAGTAACCCACTCATGCCCCGCCTCGTGCGGGGCTTTCCGTAAGGAGGATAAGGAATGACGCAATGGAAAACGTATCCGGACACGACGCCGCCGCGCGGCTTGCCGCTCAGGCTCGAAGTCAAAGAAAAGGATCAAAACACTGGCACGCCGGAACCCTACTTCGGCAAGACCCTTTTTCAGGGGTTTGCGGTTTTCGACGGCCAAGACTTCATCCCGTTCGGCTCGTTCCACCGGCTGCCGATTTTTTGGGACGGCCGGCTAAACGCCTTTGGGCATAAGGATGTGACCGCCAGATACGCTCTGTGGGAGGACGAAGAATGAGCCAGACAGTAAAAATTGATGAGGCCGCTCAGGCCGCGATTTCTGAGATCGTCGGCATGCCGTGGACAAAGGACTACTACGACAACACGCATGACGAGGATCGCGACTGTCTCGCGATTATTGAAAGGAGCGGAGTCTCTGTAAGAGTGCTTGTCGAAGAATCGGGCTATCTCGCCGACATGTGGTACTTCGAAGCAGAGCAAATCGGTAAGGCTATTCTCAACGCAGCGAATGACGCAAAGACATTCATGAAAGCTCAACAAGAGTGGTCGAGATCGCAAATGCGGCGTCTCAACTGCGAGATTGAAGGCGTCCAGTCCGTGTGGGGTTATCGGTTCTACGTGAACCGCGAGCATTACGAAGTCCGCTTCACGACTGACGAGAAAACCCGTACATGCGTCATCCTGAACAAAGCCGGAACGACGATATTCACAAAGGTAACGGAGGACGTGCGCCGTGTTTCGCACGAGGATGCGGCGTTCGTGCTCAAGACGTTCTTGCTATCGAAGATCAAGGAGAACGAAGAATGCCAGTCGAAATGAAAAAGGAAATCCGCAAGCGGGTCGCTTGCATGATAGGCACAACGCAAGAAGCGATTCGCAAAGCCGAAGCGGAGTGCGATGGACGGTTGTACATGGGTCCAATCGACGCAACAGGAACGCTTGGCGGCTTTTATCTCCTCCACATTCCAGTCAAAGGAAAGATTGAGCCAACGCTTTACCCGCTTGATTGCTTCGTCAAACAGAAGGAGAGCGAGGAATGAAAGCCAAGAAAAAGCGAACAAAGAAATACAACCCGAAGAAACACCGCATCGGCTACCTCGACATGCTCGACATCTCGGCGAATAAGGGGCTCAGCGATCGCGCCGCCGCCAGTATCGAGCTTGACTACCGCATTCACCTGCAGTCCTTCAGAACGGAGCCTTCGCACGAATCGTGGGCTTACCTCGTTGGGCTTCTGCTTCTCGCGGATCGCCTGTCCTACGACCTCGAAGAAGGCGAAGAGTTCAGGCGTGAGATTGAGCCGGCATGGCGTCAGGTCGATGCCGCCTGGCGCATCTGGCAAGAGAAGCACGTTATTGCGAAAGAAAACCTTCTGCAAGCAGAAGCCCTGTTGCAGAGCCTGATCGAGCTATTCAAGGGCTTCACCTACAAAGAGATGGACCAGGCTCTTCACTACGTGATGAAGCATCACCTGAAGCCGGTCCGTGTCATGAAAGAGGAAGGACTGATCGAATGAAGTACCGAGTGCGCGATGAAAAAGCGCGAAGAAAACTAGAGACGTTGTCCGGTGGCAAATTCCACGAGCGTCTGAACAAGTATGCAGCCTCCTTTGCGGATGCTCACAAAGCCGGTCGTGTGACGGACGAGGAGTTTGCCGAGGGCATCACGGTCGGCATCTGGATAGGCGCCTGCCTCGCGCACGTCCGAATTGAGTGGCAGGACATTGAAGAGATCAAGGAGCAGCAATGAACAAACATGACAACGAACAATGGCGCTCCTTTAAGAAAGAGCGCCCGGAACGCGGGCACTACCAGATCAGCCTCGTCCCTCGTGACGGACACAAAGGATTCTGCATGTACGCGTACTTCAACGGACGGGACTGGTTCGACGAGCACAATCGACAGCTGGACGTCAGCAGGTATCAGCTTTCTTTCCGTCCTTGGTGTGAGGACTACGAAGAATGATCGACGCAGAACTGAAAGACATTGCCAGACACTACGGGCGAGACCATCAGACGCTCAAGGCTGCCGAAGAGTTCGGAGAGGCTGCAACTGCGGCTTCACGTCTTGCGCTCGCACGACAGGCTGAAGCATCCGGCGGCAAGTACCGGTGCATCACCGTGCTTGAAAACGACCTTGCAGAGGAATGCGCCGACTGCCTCGTAATGATCAGTCAGCTCCGCATTCTGATTCCCGGCTTCAGCGCCAAGGTCGACCGGGTAATGCACGAAAAGATCGAACGACAAATCAACCGAATTTCAAAGGAACAACAATGCTGAACATCAACGAAGTGACCATTTGCGGCTGCCTTGGCCGCGACCCTGACCTCCGATATGGGACGAACAACCTCGCTTTCGTTTCCCTGGCCGTCGCCACAAACCGTAGAGTAAAAAACGCGGACGGTCAATACGAAAACGTCACAGACTGGAACACCGTCGTCGCCTTTGGCAAGACTGCCGAGACGATTGCCGAGTATCTGCACAAGGGGTCGCCGATCTGGGTACGTGGCCGTCTTCAAACGAGAAAGTACAAAGACAAAAACGGCGCCGACCGATGGGTGACGGAAGTCATCTGCGAACACTTCCAGTTCGTCCAGAGCGCGAAGGATCGTGGAGAACAGCGACAGGAAGAGCCGGCAAGGCGATCACGCGCACAAGAGCATACCCAGACCTATGACGACGGCGAAGTACCGTTTTAAGGGAACTACGCTGGCGGAGTTTGAGGCTGAGGCATCGACCAAATCACGCATAAAAATGCAACGAACAACAACACGATGACTGCTTTCTTTTGCTTGCTGTATCTCGGATTCACCAAGGTGAGTGTGACACCAACCGGAAAGAAAACAACATACCAAACCAAGATGAACCAGCCGCGCTGACTGATTGAAGGCTTTTCTTCTGTGGTTAACGGCTCCTGGGCTGTCTGACGAATCGGTCTTGTACCGCCCCGTGTCTTGACGATATGAGCCAAGTCGTTCCAAGACTCCTTAAGCTCTCCCACAGAGTCTGCAAGCTCCTTCTTGCTTTTCTCAAGTTTCTCTTTGCTTCTCTTTAGGTCTTCCAATCTACGGATTTCTCGTGCATTTGAGTCACTTTCAGAAAAGGTATCGAACCTTTTTGAACTTCCCGCAAACCGTGATGGAGTATCTGCTAAAGCATTACGCTTTTGAACACCAAACATCTTCGGAAAGTAGCATTTTTCGTACAGATATGTTTTTTCAATATTGGAGTCTATGCAAATTCCATGAAAACGAGTTTTATAAACCGTTGTCGGAACAACAGAACGCGCCTCACCAGGACGAGTTCCGCCGTAATAGGTCAGCTGAATCACTTCTCCATTATCAGCCGCTTCCTGCAGGTATTCCATGATCTGGTCTTGTGGGTACGGGTACGTTTTCATGCTCGCTTACTCCGAGTGTGAGAAATGGTGGGCTCGCGTGTGACGACGCGAGCTCACCCAACATCATACGGCAACGAATGTTGACAAACTGACAAACGCATGCATACAATGAGCCCATCACGTGAGAAAAAGCGTGATCGGGCGTGGAAACCCGGACGAACCCCAAAGGCGCACAACCGCCTTACGTCTTCTCGTTCGAGCGGATTTTTTGTGTGCGTGCATATCACTTTTACGAGTGAGGCCTACGGGCGCCCTTGCGGCGGCCGGCACCTTTGGGACGGTATTTCCACCCCGTAGCGCCTCGCTCACCACCGTGGAAAGTGGTCGCGAGGCTCCAGCAACACCCAAAGGAGACTCGCTATGCAAGCCAGTCAATCTGCTGTCGCGTCCGCGACACTGTCAACATTCAATTTGCCCTTCGTCATCAGAGGGTTGCTCTCCAACTCTCTGTCCTCAGCTGAGGCCCACTCTCAGGCGCTTTCGCTCTGCCAAGAGGCACGCAGCATCCTGACAATGGTTTTCGACGCCACCGAAAACCCTCAAGTTCTCAGCTCCTACAAAGACATCCAATCGTCTATCGCAACAGCGGCTGCCCTCATCGAGACCGCTGAACTTGTCGTTTCCGTAACGGATGAAAACGCAAATGAATGAAATCATCAAACTCACCAACGGCCAACCGGTCGTCGACTCTCTCACCATCGCTGACGGCGCTCAAATCGAACACGCTTCGGTGATGAAGCTAACGCGCAAGTATGAGGACGACTTCAACTCCTTCGGAAGGGTTGGATTTGAAACCCGACCCTTTGAAACGAATGGCGGCACTCAAAAACGCGAGGTCGCCTTATTCAACGAAAACCAGGCAATGCTCCTCTTCACCTACCTGAAGAACACAGAGATCGCCCGCACCTTCAAAATTCGCCTCGTCAAAGCATTCAGCGATTGTCGCGACGAACTTGCGAAGGCCAAGGTATCCGCTCCCGCGTTGCCGGACTATCCGACGGCGCTGCGACAGCTGGCCTCATCTCTGGAGAAGACCGCAGCGCTTGAACACAAGATCGCCGAGGACGCTCCTAAGGTTGCCTTTGCTGAGACTGTCGAGGCCTCCTACGGCGACATGCTCATTCGAGAGGCGGCAAAGACGCTCGGCTATCCGGCCAAGCACCTCTTCGACTGGCTGCGCACGCACTCGTGGCTCACTGCGAAGAACGAACCCTATGCCGACAGAGTCAAGCAAGGTGTTCTTCGCCCGCGCGTGTCGAACTTCGATCATCCTGAAAAAGGACCGAGCGTGTCCGTCACGGCGCACGTGACGCCGAAGGGGCTTTTCCGGCTTTACAAGGAGCTGTTGAAGGAAGGCAAGATCACCAGGAACGAACGGCTTGAACTGGCATCGTGAGGACCAAACTATGGCAATAGGTAATACACTAGACGGAAAGAGCATTCGCGCGATGCTCTTTGATCCGGCAGTTCCTGACTATGCATTTCTAACGCGAGATGAAGTCATCGCCGCCTTTGATACATCAGAGCCGACACTTCGACGTTGGGCATTGGAAAGCGGCTTCCCGGACCCTGTAGCCTATCCAGGCATTACTGCGTACCCCATCGCAGCTCTACGCGAGTTCCTGAGTCGCGTAGCCAGAGAATCTCGCAACGCCACAAGCAAAAAAAACCGTTAGTCTTCTTTTTTTCGTCGGTGGGTCTTTTGGTGGGTCTTTTGACATTAAAGCCTCTACAACCGTTGCTATGCCTTAATTCATGAATTCCTCCCCTTCCGCCAAGATTCAGAAAGGCAGGAAGCTTCGGCTTCCTGCCTTTTTTCATGCGTGCGGCGGCGTCCCGGCACATCCCGCATGCCGTCTGCAGTTTTTTTTTCAAACGTTTCTTGACTTTTTCAAAAAACTCAGGCAT